GTCCCGGGCGGCGGCCACGTCGAGCAGCTTGCCGAGCGCCTCCTGGACCTGTTGCACGACCTCGGGAGCGGTCTGCTGCACGCGCTTGGACTCGGGCGGAGCGACGTCCGGGTCGCTGTCCACCAGGGGCGCGTACGACCGATGGAAGCCGGAGAACAGATCCTCCGGCAGCTTGTAGAGCCGCGTCAGTTCCGCCAGCGCCTTGCCCGAGACCTCCTTCTCGACGGCGATGACCTCGCACAGCTTGGCCACGTTCCTCCCCTCCTTGGCTTGAAGAAAAGCAGCCGGTTCAGGCCGACTGCTCGATGATGAGCGACTCGTACGGCTTGGGCGGCGGCCCGAAGCAGGCGTCCCAGTCGTCCGCGCGGACCAGCTTCAGGGCCTTGGCGGCCTCCAGCTTCTCGCGGTCGACCACGCGGACCGTGACGCGCTGGTAGACGCCGTTCTCGCGGTAGTTGTCGCGCGAGACGATCTCCAGGGCCTTGTCGCCCAGGAACGGGGCGCCGCGCTGGCCGGTCGTGACGACGACGACGCGGCTGCCGGCGGTCAGGCGCCAGCGCGGCAGACCCGTCTTGGTCTGCTCCTCGGCGCCGTGCTGCTTGGTGGCCGTCTTGATCTCGGCCTCCAGGTCCTCGACCTGCGCCCGCAGGCGCTCCAGCTTGAGCACCTTCTGCTCGACTTCGGCCGCGGGCGGGGCGACGACGGGACTCGGGGCTGCGGAGGCTGCCTTCATGGTCGTTCTCCTGTCTTGTCCGTCCTGACGTGTCCTACGACGTCCCCTACAGTACCCTCGTCAGGGGCGGTGTCAAGCAGGTAGCCCTCCGCCCGGAGGGCCGCCGCCAGGGCCGGGGGCAGGAGCCCCGCCGGCAGGAACCGCCGCCGGGGGTGCGGGGAGCCGGCGGACACGAGGACGACGGCGACCCCGTGGGCCAGGGAGTGCTTGCGGAGCGCCAGCGCCCAGGGAGTGGAAGCCGCCCCGGCCCGGATCTCGAAGAGCTTCATGACGGGGCCCGCGACGCTCTTCGGCTGGAAGTCCACGACCAGCCCCGAACGGTCCGGGCGGTCCTCCTCGCCGCCGATGCCGAGGAGCCACTGGCAAGACCAGACCCGGCACTGCTCGGGGCGTTGGGCGTAGATCGTGCACCCCAGGCCGACGTGGGCGCAGCGCTGGAACATCGGCTTGCCGAGGGCCTCGACCTCGTGCGTGTAGCAGCAGGCCGTGCAGGGACCGCAGGAGCGGCGGCGCACCAGCCTCACGGCACGACGACGCTGACCCGCCGGCAGTCGGCCCGGGTCAGGCGGTAGCGCTCGGCCGCGCCGAGGGGCGAGACCCCCGCGCTCACGGGCGTGACGTCGTGGACGCGGAGGAGGCCCCAGGCCGGCGCGGCGCCCCGCGACTGCCACCAGATCGTCTGCCCCGGGCGCAGGTCCTCGTACCGCCAGCCGGTCCGGACCTCCTCGTACTCAACCGCGGTCGGCTCGCCGACCTCCAGGAAGAACTCCCGGCCCTTGACGGAGAACGACGGAGCGCCCTCCCGGATGCCCGGCCGCAGCGCCTCGAAGGCGAACGCGCGCCGACCCTTGACCAGACTCTGGACCGCACCGGGGTCGAGTTGGAACCGCATCCGGCTCCACTGCGACCACTCGGTCGCCCGGCCCTGCTGGTCGTAGGCGCGGACCTTGCCGCCGGAGCCCCAGATGCCGGCCTCCTGCTCGTACTTGCGCAGGAGCCGGATCAGGTCCTCCAGCCGGAGGTTGGGCACGATCAGGCTGAGTTCCACGACCTCGCGCGCGTCGGGCGTGCCCGCGTTCTCGACCCAGCGGCCGACGGCCGGGATGAACCCCAGGCCGAGCGCCCGGACGTCGCGCTGGAGGCTCTTGTGGCGGGCCTGGTTGTCCGCCCGGCGGGCGGGGTTGCCGGCGTCGCGCATCGCGCTGAGCACCCCGAAGGAGTTGAACCTCTTCGGGTCGTTCAGGTAGGACCAGACCCGCGACAGCCCCGCCCCGACTTCGAGCATGGCGTGGGCGAGGCGGCGCGGAGCTTCGGCGGCCTCGCGCTGCGCGCGGTCCAGGACCTTCGCTAGGGCGGTCGCGTCAGCCATCGGTCTCCCTGACTTGTCATCCGTCTACCACGAACACGTCAGGCCCGCAAGCCCGAAGCCGACGTCGCTGGCGAACCCGTCGTAGCGCATGGCCTCGGCGACGGCCCGCTGGACCGCCTCCGCGGGGACCGAGGCGGGGTCCTCCCCCTCGGGCAGGTTCGCCACCCGGACCCGCAGCCCCCGGCGGTGGAGCTGGCGGGCCAGCCGCCAGGCGTAGCGCCGCGCCAGGTCCTCCCCGTCGGGCAGCAGCACGAACTCGACCTCCGCACGGCGCAGGCCGGCGAGGCGCGGCAGGTCCGCGAGCAGGCCCTGCTGGTGGGGCGTGACGTAGACCCCAAGGGTCGCCACGGCGTCCGGCCCGGCACCCCAGGCGGACAGCGGGCCCTCGGCCACCAGCACCCGCCGCGTCTGGCCCTCCCGCAGGCGGCGCGCCACGTCCCAGTACCGGTACAGGACCACGGCCCGCGACAGGCCGACCGGATTGCGGTACTTGGGCGTGTCCTCGTCGGCGTCCCCGAACCAACGCGCCACCCAGTAGCGCAGCCGGCGGTCGTCGTCGTAGACCGGCAGGAAGATCCGCCACCCCCAGTGGGCGCCGCTGCCGACGCGGGCGCCGTACTCCCGGATCTGCGGGTCGGAAAAGCCGCGGTCGCGCAGGTAGCGGTAGCTCTGCATCCCCAGCGACACGCGCCGGGTCCGGCACGGGAACTCGACCTCGACGGGCGCCGGCTCCTCGGCCGTCCGGGCGGGCAGGCCCAGCGCCCGGATGCGGTCCGCGATCGCCCGCCAGCTCTCGACCGCGAACGCCTCGTCCAGGCCGTCGAGGCCCAGGTGCCGCAGCATGCCGTTGACGCTCGCGGTGTAGTGGCAGCGCTGGCAGTAGACGAAGCCGGTCGGCGAGCGCACCGTCGTCCCGTCGGCACGCGTGTGCTCGGTCTTGGTCGGGTTGACGTACAGGTGGTAGTGGGCGTCGGGCCAGGGCTTGCCGCGCTCCTCGCAGAACGGGCAGCACCAGACCCACTCGACGCCGCCCGAGCGCCGCGGCTCGCCCAGCACCGACATGACCCGCTCGACGACCGGCTCGACGCGCACCACGGGTCAGTCCTCCAGGAGGCGGAAGTCCAGGCCGCAGCGCGCGCAGTGCAGGGTACGGACGCCGCCGACGTCGACCTTGGTCACGGCGCACGGCCCGTTGCAGGACGGGCAGCGGATCTTGGTCGGCTCAGGCGCGGGCGCGTTCGGTTCGGGCATCGTCCTGCTCCCGCTTCTTCTCCGGGTGGATCTCCCGCAGCAGGCAACGCTTCAGGTCGGCCCGCAGCGGAATCGAGAACTTGGCGCGGCCGGCGCGGTGCTTGGCCACGAACAACCGCAGCCGGTGCTTCTTTTCCTCGACCTCGGTCTGGGACAGCGAACAGACCAGGTGGGCCATCTGCGCCTTCTTGAGGCTCTCGCCCACCGCCGCCAGCCCCGGGGCCTCGTGGTCGTAGAACTCGCGGCGCACCTGGGCCGCGGTCCAGACCGGGCAGGACCAGTCCATGGCGACGGAGATCAGTTCGGAGTAGACCGCGCCGAAGGCCGCGTAGCTGGAGTCCTCGGTCGAGCGCGTCTCGCGGCGCGGCGGACGCAGCTCGTCGGCGTAGTCCACGACGATCAGGTCGGGCCGGACGCCGTCGTGCGCCTCGACGCGGGACAGGACGCTGCGCACCGTGGTGACGGGAGAGTCGGGATAGACCCGCACGATCCGCAGGTAGCGGTCGATGCCGCCCAGGCCGGCGAGCTGCTCGGCCGCCTCCTGGAAGGTCGGCGACTGCTCCTCGACCTCCGGGATCTCCGTCTTGGTGAGCCGCGACAGGCAGCGGATCAGCACGTCGTACTCGGGCATCTCGGTGCTGATGTAGACGACGCGCTTGCCGGCGCGGGCGGGCGCACAGGCGACGTTCACCAGGAAACTGCTCTTGCCGATCCCGCTCTCTCCCATGACCAGACACAGGCGCCCCGCCCCGGCGCCGCCGCGCATCACGTGGTCGAGCGTCTTGAACCCGGTGCGGATGCGCAGCGTCGGGTTGTCGGTCGGGCTGCGGTGGCGGATGTGGTGCGCCGGGTCGTCGAAGACCTGCAATCCCAGGCTGCGGCCGGTGCCGACCGCCAGGGCGCGCTGGATCTTGGGGATGATCGCGTCGAAGCGGTCGCCCTCCGCCTCGCCCTCGACCGGCTCGCCGAGGTGTTGGACCACGTCGAGGATCGCGGCCTTGGTCGCCTGGATGCGGCCGAACTCGCCGACGTGCTCCCGGACCCAGGTCGCGTCCGTCGGCAGGTCGCGGTCGTAGAGGCGTTTGGCGTTCTTCTGCAGGGTCCCGCGCAGGTCGTCGTCCAGCTTGAAGCGCTCGGCGTGGCGCTCGATCTTGGCGAGCAGCCGGTCCCGCGTCGGGCGTTCCCGGAAGCGGTCGAAGTGCCGCAGCAGCAGCCGGGCGAGGATCGCGTCCTCGTCGCGCTCGAAGTAGCGCGGGTCGATCGCGTCGCGGACCTGGGTGAGGAAGGCGGGGTCGCGCACCGCCAGCGTGAGCACGTCCCGTTGGAACCGCGGACCGAACTGGTACTTGACCGGTTCGACGCCGACGCCGTTCCCGCCCGTCATCGTCCTCCCCCCTCCCCGTCCGCCCCGCCAAGAGCGGTTCAGGTCCGAACTGCGGCCCCCTCCGGCAACTCCGGCGGCTGCGGATGCCGCTGGAAGAACTCCTCGATGCCCCGATCCAAGACGCGGGCGTGGGTCTTCGCCATCTGCTGCGCGCACGCCAGCGTGTGCCAGCGCACCCACGGGTAGAGGGCAGCGACCACCGCGTCGGGAGACAGGCCGTCCGGGACGCTGATCTCGGCCTCGAAGGCCGCGCGGTGGGAATACGTCAGGCCGTCGTCCAGGGGATCGGTCGGCAGTGTCACCTGCAGACCGATGCGCAGCGTGCGGACCTTCATGGCAGCCCTCCCCGAGCTGGGGCGCCGATGGTAACGGGAAGTTCCTCCGCGCGGTAGAGGGATTCTCGCTCCTTGGAGTGGTCCCGCAACCAGCGGTGGTGGCGGTCGAAGAAGTCCACTACCCGTACGGTGCGCTTGCCGTCGGACGGCGTGAGCGCGCGGAAGGTGCGCTGGAGGGTCGCAATCGAGGACTTCTGCCCCCCGGCGTTGACGAGTCCGTCGAGCCAGGGGAAGTCCACGCCCTCGTCGAAGACGGTGGTGCCGATCAGGATGGGCCGCTCGCCGCTGCGGAAGCGCGCCAGGTCCTCGGCCGTGAACTCGCTCCAGCGCCGGGCCCCGTCGCGCAGCGTGGCCTTGCGGCGGCCGCCGATGGACAGGACGGGCTCCAGGCCGGCGGCCGCCATCGCCTCCAGGAGGCCGAGGCCGTGGCGGACCTGGGTGACGAGCACCAGGACGCGGCGCTGTTCCTGCACCATGCTGCGGACCGTCTGGAGGACGAGCGCGTTGCGCACCGCATGCTCGACGATGCCCTCGCGGTAGACCGTCGGGAACGGCAGCTTGGGGGGAACCTTGGGCTCCGTGAGGGGAATCATGTACAGCTCGGCCGGGGCAAGGTAGCCCAGGTCCCGGAGATAGGCGGCCCCGACGTCGACCAGCAGCGGCCCGGCCGCCCCGATCAGCCGCAGGTCCTGGGGCTCGTAGCTGCCGCCGCGGGCGCGCAGCGGCGTGCCGGAGTAGGCGTACCGCCACGGCGCTTCCGACTCGCGGAAGATCCGCCGCCAGCTTGCCGCCGAGAGGTGGTGGGCCTCGTCGCTCTGGAGGAGTTCCCGGGACGCCAGGAACCGCAGGGCCGTCGGGTCCTGGCGGCGCAGGCGCGGGGAGAGCGTCTGCACCATGGCGATGACGTGCTGCGCGCTGAGTTCCCGGTGGCCCCGCCCGTAGCGGCCGACGTCGGTCAGGCCGCGGGCCCGGAAGCGCTCGTAGTGCTGCTCCAGCAGGTGCTGGGAGTGCACCAGCAGCACGGACGGCACGCCGAGGTACTTGGCGACGGCGATCTGGATCTCGGTCTTCCCCGACCGCGGGCTCAGCTTGAGGACGCCACGGCGCGCGGGGAGGGCGCGGCGGAGCGCCCAGAGCTGGTAGGGCCGCAGCGTGATGCCGTCGAGGTAGTCCGGCGGGATCGTGGGCCGCGGCGCGGGCGGCGGGACGCCGCGGGCGGTCAGCGTTAGGCCGTCCTCCTCGGCCTGGCGGATCAGCCACTCGGTCAGGCCCGTCGGGTAGGAGAGCGTCCGGGTGCGGCGCTGCCAGCGGTAGAAGCGATGCTTGCCGTCCCACTCGCCGCTGCGGAACTTCGGGGAACGCCACTTGTTCGGGTCGTCGACCGTGAGCAGGTGGCGGACGGCGGCGACCGCCTCCCGGGGTCCGACGACGCGAGTATGGGCGTGCCCGTAGTGGAGTTCGGCCTTCACACGGCGACCGGGACGGCGGCGGCGTTCTCGGGCAGCACCGGCTCGACGTACTGGTGGAAGCGGGACGAGAGCAGGCCCCAGCGGCGCACCCCGAGGCGCGAGGCCAGGAGGGCCGGGATCAGCGGCAGGGCGTAGCACAGGGGCCGCGGGCGGAGTTCCTCGCCGGTCTTCTCGCGGTAGCGCACGTCCACCCAGATCCCGAGTTCGGGGACCGGCTGGAACTGCACCGAGGCCGGGACGTAGGCACCGCGCTCCAGGCGGTAGACCCCGAGGGTCCGGCGCGGCCGGCGGGCGAAGCGCAGGAAGTCCGCCGGGTCGTAGACCCGCCCCCGGTAGCACCACTTGGGGCGCAAGAGCTTGGTGCGGATGGCGGCCTTGCGCAGGGCGCGCCACTCCCGGACGGGCAGGATGTTGGCGTTCTTGCGGTGGCTGGTGATGCCCCGCAGGACCCGGTGGGTGACGAGCAGGACGGGCAGGCGGGCGACGTAGCAGTTCACCCGCCAGTCGAGGTACAGGCCGGAGCGCTCGAAGGCTTCGGTCTCGGCCCGGCCCTTGAACCACACCCAGTTGCGCCCCACCTGGAGGTCCGCCCGGAAGGGGGACACGCAGCGGAAGCGGTCGGCCTGGAGTTCGAGCAGGTCCCACACCGCCCGGGCGATGTAGGCGTAGGGGTCGCCCTGCAGGCGGCGCTCCTGCTCCTCGCGGCTCAGGAGCAGCGAGGGGACCTCGCAGACGTACTCGGTCGGCACCTGGACCTGGACGCGGCGGCCGCAGAAGCCGGGCAGGTCGACAACGGCGTGGCGGACGTTCCAGCGGACCAGGGAGCCGCGGTAGCCGGCGAACGGGCCCCGCTGGACCGTGACCTCCAGGCCCTCGCGCAGCTCCCGGTAGTCGAGTTCCCCGTACGCCGCCATCCCGCCCCTCCCGCCCGGACATCATGCCCGCGGGGCGGCGGGCGTCAAGTCAGGGGGTCGGGACGCCGGAACCGGCAGCGCTTGGAGAACCGCTCCCAGAGCGCGTGGATGCCCTGGAGCGTCGCCCGCTCGGCGGCGTAGTGGCGGGCGGCCGCCCGGGTCGGGAACACCGGCAGGTGGCCGTAGACCAGCTCCGGCTGCACCGGCACCGCCGCCCGGACGCCGTCCTCCTGGTTCACGGCCCAGGGATGCGTCTCCCGGACGAGGTGGCACAGGACCGCGGCTTCCAGGCCCGAGAGCGTCGGGCGGGCGACCCGGCGGCCGCGCACGTCGGCGACGAAGGCTTCGCAGGTCGGGTCGAAGCGCGCGGTCGCGGGCCCGCCCAGGGCGAGGTCGGCCACGCGGTCCGCCGCCGGGGCGAGCAGCGCCGCCAGCCCGAGCTGCTGCCGGAGGCGGCGCCAGGTCCGCTCCTCAGCCGGCGTGAGGGGCCGCAGGAGCGTCCGCGGGGCCATCTTCGTGCGGCGGCCCTCCGGGTCCACGACCAGGAACCACCCCTCGCGCTGGCCGACCACCTGCACCGGTTCGAGGCTGCGCGCCAGGACGGCCGGAGACTTCGGGAAGCGCTTCTGGCGGCGCGGGAGGCGGCCCTGCCGCAGGCCCGAGCGCAGTTCCCGGACGCTCCAGACCGGCCGGAACACCTGGGAGCCGCGGAGGAGGTAAAGGCGGCCCGTCGCGTCGACGCGCACCCGCTCGCCGCCCTCCAGGGTGTACAGCCCCGGCTCGGCGAGCATGTCAGTCGAACACCCGCAGGTCGAACTGCAGGCCCCGGAGGATGTCGTGGTGTCGCCGGGACAGGTCCTGGTCCTGCCGGCGCAACGCCACCAGGGCGGCCGCCTCGGACTCGCTGCGAAAGTACCGGGAGAACCAGCAGGACCCGGCGTCCAGCGTCGGACGCACGTGGTCCCCCGACACGACCGCGTAGGGGTAGTGCTGGGCGAGGAAGTGCGTCTCGACGGCGGTCTGGATCTCCTGCGGGCCGGCGCCGGAGAACTTGACCCCAGCGACCTCAGCGACCAGCGCGTCCTGTTCGGCGTCGAACGCCGCCGTCACGTCAGGAAGGGCCAACTCCTTGAGGGCGTCCGTCTGGGAGACGCCGAGGCGGCTCTCCCGCTCGGCGATCTCCTCCCGTTCGGCCCGCAGCTTCCGGAGCGCCGCGGCCTCCGCCTCGGTCACGGGCCGCAGCACGTCGGCGGCCCGGAGGGTCTCTCGGGTGCCGTTCTCCAGGACCACGATGGCGCGCTCTTCGGTCCGGTAGCGGCCGTCCCGGCCGACGACGGAGATCGGGCTCAGGTTGGTCGCGCGCGTCCCCGGGTAGGCGGTGGCTGCCTTGCGGGCGGCCTTGGCCTGCCGTTGGCGCTGGACCGTCGACAGGTGCTCTTCGATCCGCTCGCACAGGAGGCGCAGAGAGCGGGCGGTGAACTCCTTCCCGGCGAACACGGCCGTGATGCCGTAGGGGTGGACGGAGGCGATGACCTCCTTGTCGCCAATGCGGAGGGTGTGCCGGGACGCCTGGACGACGACGCGCATGGGGGTTCGTTCTCCGGTCCGTGTCCTGGGAAGACAACACGACGGATCGTAGGACACGTCAGCCGGCGCGTCAAGGCGCGTTTGGGTTCCCCCCGCGTACCCCCCTCCGTCCCGGCGGGCCTCTCCCCCTATAGGGGGAGAGAGGTCCCTCGCCGTGGACTCCGGAGGAGAAAGAAGTTCGCCAGGGATGGCTTTTTCTGTTCTGGAGCACGTTGTTCGGACACGCCAGTCCGGTTTCGGTCTCCGGCCGAAAAACATGCTCCAGGACGCTCCCCAGCACGAAGTTCGTTCCAGCCGGCAACTCTACTCCCCCTATAGGGGGAGTAGGCACAAGGGGCGGCCGCGCCAGGTCCTCGCTCCCCGAAGACCGAGGGGCTGACCCGGGCTTGCCTGACCTCTTTCTTTCGGGCGGAAGTCACGCTAGGATGCCGCCCCGAGTTCCACACCCCTGAGCACAGGAGGTTGCGTTGTCCATCAAGGTCCAGATCACCGTGCCCGAGGGCACCGTGTCGGTGGAGGGCCAGCCGGCGCTCGCCCGGCGCCTCTTCGACCTGGCCGCCCGCGGCGAGTTCGGGCCCAGCCGGGCGACCGTCACCAGCACCGTCGCCTCCAAGGCGGGGCGCAAGACCCAGGTCGCTACCGCGGCCCTGGCCGGGTTGCTGCGGAAGCTGATCGTCGCCGGCCGCAAGGGCCTGAGCGGCGCGGAAGCCGCTGCCTGCCTGGGGGTGCACCCCAAGGCGGTCGGCCACGCCTGGAAGACCGTCGACCTGCCGGAGGACGCCGTGGCGTTCCGCCGGACCGAGTTCGGCCGCCGCTGGATGCCCGGCAAGGGCGCCAAGAAGGCCCTGGCAGCCCTGGAGAAGGGGGCGGCCAAGGCCGTCACCATCGTGGCCCCGAAGCCCGCCAAGGCCGCGCGGAAGGCCAAGGAGGAGGCTCCCGAGGCGCAGCCGGCCTCCGGGAACGCCTCGGGCTAGGCTCGGAAATGAAAGAACCCGCACCCCCTGGCGAGGAGGGCGCGGGCGGGGAGGACTCCAGACCAGCGATGCGAGTTCCTGGGAAACACCGCGGGTGCCGGGTCCGAGGGACCGATGCTACGGTCCTCGGCCGGCGTGTCAACCGGGTGCCGGACAGCCTCGGAGATCAGGTCCATGAGCAGGACCCTCCGCTCCTCGGGGGGTGGGCGTACCTGTGGGGCCTCAGCCAGCCGCCCCTTTGGGACACCGTCGGGACGGGGATCGGGCTGCCCCTCTTCGTCCTGGAGAGCGCCGTCCACGAGCGGCTGGCAGCGCAGACGCGGAAGCCGCCCCGCCGCCGGGCGACCGGCTGCTATGTGCCGCTGGCGAACGTCGGCACGCACTGGGAGAATCTCAGCCCTGGCCTGCCGGACTTCCCGTACCTCGTCCACGCCGCCATGAGGGACGGGCTGTGACCCCCATCCAGAGTTTGGACTTCTGTCACCAGCTCCGCCCGCCGCCGACGACGACGCCGCTCGGACTCGGGGCTGCCATCTGCGTGCGGGTGGGGAACCGGCTGCTCCTCGACGCGATGGGACCGGCCCCCGGCCCTGAGGAGCCGTTCCCCGCCGCGGGGTCGTACCAGCGCGGCCTCGCCCGCGAGACGGCCGACCTCGTGGCGCGCTACCGCTGGCGGGGGTGGCCGACGCTCGACCTCGACCACGGCGTCGGAACGCACGTCGCGCCGCTGCGCCTGCTCGCCCGGGAGGCGTGCCGGTGGAGCTGATGCCCCTTCCCGGCGCCCTCGTCGTTCCGGTGGCGGCCGCCGCCGTGCTTCGGTGGCAAACGATGGTCCAGCACCGCGTCGGCGGGCAGGTCTACTGGCTGGCGGGAACTCCCCCGCCCCCGCTGGAGTCCCAGGCGGCGACCGACCTGCGCCCCCTCCTGACGCGCGACTTCCCCGAGGAAATCACGCGCTCCAGAGACTGGCCGCGAGCACCGTACTGGCCGCGCCTGGATGTGGACGTGCACCACCGGCTGCCGGACAGCATCCCGCTCACGCTCAACTGAAGGTCAGGGTCCACTTCACCGTCAGGTCGAACGCCGGGTCCTTGGTCACGGCGGTGAAATACTTGTAGGTGATGAGGTTGTTGTTCGCCCCCTGGCCGTTGGCGATCAGGCCGGCCTCGTTGAAGGCCGTCCCGTCCAGCCCGTCGGACGTCTGGATGGTGATGTCGAACACGGCGATGCCGATCGACGTGAAGCTCAGGTTGGGAACCTTGCCGGGCGCGCCGCCCGGGAAGGTCGACGGCGCGACCAGCTTGGTCAGCGTCGGCGGCTCGGACGAGTTGCCGGCCGTCCCGACGGCGATGTGGGTGACGACGTAGTTCTGGTACGCATGGGCGGCGGTGCCGGCGCCGGCCATCGCGTGGGAGATCCAGTCCTTGCCCTGGTTGACCACGATGTTGTAGTCCGCGAAGACCGTCTCCGACCGGCGGCGCGGGTCCGGGTAGACCCGGACGATCTCCAGGCCGCCGACGACCCGGACGCTGTTGGCCGCCCGCAGGCCGCGCGGGCCGAGCCAACGACGGAAGCCCAAGTTGCGGAAGAACGAATCCAAGGCGTGCATGCACCCCTCCCCAGGAGACGCGCACCGCGGCCCGCCACGGGTCACGGCGCCGTGTCGAAGATCAGCGAGAAGTTGGACTGCCCGATGGTGATCGACGGCTCGTTGCCGATGTTGCCGCGGTCGTAGTCGATGTAGGCGTGCAGCTTGTCGTTGGCCGTGAACGCCAGGCTGGTGGTGACGTCCATCCAGATGCTGGAGTTGGTGCCCTGGACGATGCTGGCCGTCACGTTGGTCTGCTGCGTCAGGTTCCAGATCGTCACCTTGACCTGCTGGGTTGACTGCGTGAGCGCGACGCCCAGGCGGCCCTGCACCCGGCGCAGCTTGCAGGTCAGCGGCACGAGGGGGCCGTCCGCCCCGGCGCCGCCGGTCCAGCCGGCGGTGTGGTGGCCGATGACGATCCGCTGGTCCGGGTTCAGGTTGGTCAGCGACCCCGAGGCGTGGAACCCGAGGTTGTAGAAGACCGTCGGGTTGGTGGACAGGAGCGCCGCGTTGATGCCGGTCAGGTGCTGGCCGAGCTGGTCGCCGGCCGACGAGTAGTTCGTCGGCACGAAGTTGATCTTGAGGTTGTCGCCGGTGAGCTGGTCCGTGCCGCTCTTCTCGTGGGTGGTGGCGTGCGCGGACGGCGGGAAGGTGCTCGGCTTGCCGGCGATGTTGGCGTACTGGATCTGCCCGCCCGAGCCCACCGAGCCGTCGTGGCTGTGGGTGGCGAAGCGGATGGTGGTCGCCAGCGGGGCGCCGGCCGCGTCCACGCCGAGGTTGAGGACCACGGCGGTCGGGGTGGTCTTGCCGAAGTTGTAGGTGGTGCTGTCGGCGTAGGCGAGCTTGCTCGCGCTCAGCGTGCCGCTGTGGTAGGTCGGATCGTCCAGGCCGTGCAGGGCCGGGTTGAAGGTGCTCGGGATGCCGGAGATGCCCGTCGCCCAGGGCACCTGGGTGTAGCCGCCGGTGCCGTGGGTGTGGTTGCCGGCCGCCGCCAGCGTGGCGGTGGTGCCGAAGGCCACCTGCAGGCGGCTGCTGCCGTCGTAGCTCAGGCCGGCGCCGGTGTCGAGCGCCACGTCCACCCGGGTGTTGTCGCTGCCGTTGACGGCCAGGGCGAAGCCGCTGGACGAGAAGCTGATCTTCTGGAAGTTGGGCAGGACCGCGGTGTCGCCCTCGTAGGCGCTGGGCTGGGCCAGGTTGTGGGTGTGGTAGGCGTCCGCGTTCGAGGTCGGGCCGGCCGTGAGCGCGTTGGCGGCGGTGTCGTTGATGTTGTTGACCTCGGCCCCGGCCTCGACGCTCGTGAGCTTGGTCCGCTCGGTCGCGCTGAACTTGACGTAGGTCGTGCCGTCGAGGATCACGTCCAGCGTGTCGACGGTCTTCTTGAAGATGTCCACGTCCAGGTCGACGCCGTCCACCTTCTTGCCCGCCGCCAGCACGATGTCGCCCGTCACCTCGAAGGCGCCGTCGGAGTTGCGGAACTTGCCGAGGACCTGGTCGCTCGGCAGCTTGCGGACGAACTGCAGATCCTCGCTGGTGCCGTTCTGGCGGATCTCCCACTGCTGGACCGCGCCCAGGTTGCCCTCGAAGCGCATCTCGGCGTTCTGGCCGGTGTTGCCCCGCAGGACCAGCGGCGTCGAGCCGGACAGCTTCTTCTGGATGACGAGCTGGCCGGTCGCGGAGACCGCCTGGTCGCCGATGAGCAGGTTCTTGGTGACCTGCACCGCGCCGGTGGACTTCTGCCAGCGCACGTCCCAGGAGGTGAAGTCGGTCGGCGTCAGCGACCCCGAGCCGAGCAGCCACCAGGAGGAGGCCGTCAGGACCGTCGGGTTCATGCGCACGGCGGTGGTGCCGGAGTCCCGGACCCACAGGCCCTGGACCTGCGCGGTGGTCGTGGCCGTCGTCACCACGAAGCCGTCGCGGAAGTCCACGACGGTCGCGTCGTTGGTCGCCAGCACGCCGTCCTGGTAGACGTCCTGGACGGTGCCCGACCCGCCGCCCCCGCCGCCGGTCGAGTTGATGGTCAGGGTCTTGGTGGTGTTGTCCGCCGAGAAGGTGACGTTGGTGCCGGCGGCGACCGTGAGGGTCTGGGCCCCGGCGCTGGCGACCAGCGTGATCGACTTGTCGGCGCTCAAGGACGCCGGGACCGAGATCGTGGCCCACTTGTCGACCACGGTCGAGGACGGCGCGTAGACCTGGGTCCAGGTCGCGCCGGTCCACTGATACCAGACCGGCAGGCCGCCGCCCGCGTCCCGCACCAGGACCACGGTGCCGGCCGGGACGGTCTGGCCGCCGACGAACCCCGGCAGGTTGGCCGTCGTGGCGACCGAGGTCAGCAGCCGGTGGACGCCGACGTAGGTCGAGGCGAACGGCAGGCCCGGGTCCAGCCGTCCGCCGGTGGCCGAGGACAGCCAGGTCGGCAGGGTGCCGGTCGCCGGGTCCTGGACGGTCGACAGGACCATGCGGCCCAGCCCCTCCAGGAACTCCACCAGCCCCCAGGAGGCGCCGCGGTCGACGCCCTGCGGGTCCTTGATGGTGGGCGGCGCCGCCCGGCCCAGGCGGGTGTAGGCCGCCGCGGCAAAGCCGGTGTAGCTGTCGAGCAGGCCCTTGAGGTCGTTGCGGAAGCCCGCGCCCTCCCAGTTGGACGTGTAGCCGTAGCCGGTCTGCGGCCGCAGGTTGAGGGTGGCGAGGTAGGCCGTGTTCCAGGTGGTCGAGACCGGCGCCAACCGCAGGAAGGGCGTCGACGGGGTGCTGTAGATGTTCAGGAACTGCTCGTCGAGCAGGATCGGATCGTCGCCCGCCGGGATGCACGTCGTCGGCCCAAAGTAGAGCCACGGGTAGCCCGGGAAGCCGGTGCCGCCGCTCCCGCCGAAGGGCACCTGGCCGACGTTGCCGCCCCCGCCGGCCCCCGGCCCGCCGCCGCCACCGCCCAGGATGCTCGGGTCGACGCGCCAGCGGAACTGTCGGCCGGGCGTGTTCTGGTCGATGAAGATCCCGAAGCCCGGGCAGAACTCCAGCGGGTGCTGGGGCGTGCAGTCGTTGACAATGCCCGCCTCGTTGGTGGCGGTGAAGATGGTGCTCTTGCGGACGGCGCAGAGAATGTCCCGCAGGCGGGCGCCGGATACCGCCGGCAGGCCGGCCAGCGTCGTCTCGGCGGCGGACACGATGGCCTCGGGCCGGGCCAGCCACTTGTTGCAGTAGGCGGTCTGCAACGGGGTGACGCCCGTGTCGTTGCGCAGGTACAGGCCCGCGTAGTTCCCGGTCCAGGCGGCGTCGGTCGCGGTCAGGGCCGCGGTCTCGTCCCGCCAGTGGGTGGGGTCGGTGGACGACGGCCAGTAGACCGACAGGGTCGAGCCGGAGCAGGTCAGGCGGATGACCATGCCGGACTGGTTGGCGAGGTGGTCCGCGTCGGCCGAGGCGAGCACGGTGCCCGTGGTGGCCGTGTCCCGCCGGTACAGCCGCAGGACGCCCGCCCGGTCGACGGTCGCGTAGTAGCCCGTCGAGGTGTTGGCGCCCGTCGCCCGGGCGATCACGCCGACCTCGACGCGCTGGCTGGCGTTGGTCTGGCCGTCCACCGTGCGGCCGATCTCGGCCACCACGGACATGTCCGCCGCCGCCGCGCCCAGTTCGTCGTCGATCCGGCCGTTGGTCCCGGAGCCGCCGTAGACCGCCCAGACCTCGTTCGCGCCGGTCGAGACCTCGACCCGGTTCGAGCCGATGCCGCCGGTGCCGGACTGGAACCACAGGATGCCCTCGTCGCTGGTGCCGATGGTGGACGAGAAGCCGCGGTTGAAGTCGTCCTTCCAGGTCCGGCCGCGGTTGATCGGCCGCGGGCCCGTGCCGTGGGCCGCGAAGGTGTTGGTCGTGCTGGACTGCGGCTGAATCCAGACGTGGTCCCGGGCGTCCACCAGCTCCGGGATGTCGCCCGGCGTGTAGGGGAACGGGTTGACGGTCGAGCTGTCGAAGTACCGCTGGTTGGCGCCCGCGGCGTTGACCGTGAACCCCTGGACCCGCAGGTCCCGGGTGTGCCGCAGCCGGTAGGACTCGACCTGCGGCAGGTACTGGATGTGGCGGAAACCGCCCGGGACCGCCCGGGTCCACGTCGTCAGGGCGCCGCGGATGCCGAAGCCCCAGGGGATGCCGGTGTCGCGGGCGATGCGGATCTCGCCTTGGGCGAGGCCGGTCGTCGGGAGCTGCCCGCTCGAATCGACCGGCGGGCCCCACAGGCCCAGGCCGGGCCAGCGCTCGGCGTGGCGGATGGTCGGCACCCAGTCGGTGCCCAGCTCCTTCTTCGGCGTCGTGGAGTCGAAGAACATGCCGGCGCCGGCCGGGCGGTGGTGCTGCTCGGGCCAGGTCCCGCCGACCGCGGCGTCGAACTCGGTCAGGACGCCGAAGCCCGGGTCGAACCCGAGGATGTCCGGGCCGGCGTCCGCGAAGTCGGCCGGCGTGATCTCGACCTTGGCCGTCGGGCCCTGGTAGGGCGAGCGGATCTGGAGCTGCGCCGCGCCCAGCTCGTCGGTGACCGAGAAGGCCACCGTCGTCGCCTCGTTGCCGAAGCTGGCCGACTGCCACGCGGCGTTGATGTCGTTGATGAGGGTCGTCAGCGACGTGGACGTGGAGTTGGTCAGGGCCACCTCGAACGGCCCGGCGTCCGTGCCCGTGGACTTGGTGATCTTGAGCCGGATGCGGTTCTTGTTCGAGGTGTTGAACGGGAACGTCACCTTCTGGCCGGTGATCTTCGCCCGGGCGACGTTGCGGTAGCGGAACTCGTGGCGCACCGATTCGGCCTGCGTGCCGGTGGCGGCGTCCAGTGCCGCCACGTTGCCGACCCAGCCGTCGCTGCCGTCCGAGCCGACGAAGGTATAGGGCGGGCCCACGGTGCCGAGGCGGTTCCGGCCCTTGCCGGCGAAGTTGAAGTTGAAGATGTTCTCCAGGCCCTGCGACGTGGTGCCCTCGTCGACGATGACCCGGGAGGCCGCCCCGGCGAAAGGCGACTTGAGCAGGATCTCGCCCTCGAACTCGAAGGCGATGGTGGAGGCGTCGCCGGCCGCCGCCTGCCAGGCCGTGTTGATCGCGCTCAAGCATTGGGAGAGCGTCGTGGCGGAGGGCGTAGCGCCCGCGCCGTTGATCTCGCCGACGTTGATGAGCGTGCCGTCGGTGCGCGTGGCCTGGAGCTTGAAGTGCCGGTTGACGCTCAGGTCCCGGGTGTCGGTCAGCTTGCCCCAGAACTGGTCGCCCGTCACCAGCGCCGGCAGCTTCAGGGCGGAGGTGCTGACCGCCCGGAAGTGCTCCGAGACCGCCGCGAGGCTGCGGCGGACCTCGCCGGCCGGCACGTTGGCGCCGGCCGTCGGGGTGTCGAGGCTGAAGCGGAAGTCCGTGGTCGCCATGCGTTAGCCGATGCTCCACCGGTTGTCCTGCGTACCCCAGCGGCTGTCCGTCGTGTTCCACCGGAAGGCGCCGCCGCCGATCTCCAGGAAGTCCCCGATGACCAGGGAATCGAAGAAGCTCACGCCGGAGCCGAACATGCCCGCCGTGTCGGCGATCGTGACGGTCTCCGCGAAGCTGAACGTGCCCGACAGGTTGAGGGCGTCCGCGACCAGGACCGTCTCGTCGACCTCCAGGGCGGCGCCGACGATGGCGATCTCGACGTGCACCGGCCGGACGTCCTCCAGGCGCTGGATGATCCGGCGGAACAGCTTCGGGTCGAAGCGCACGTTCGGGTTCAGGCGGCGCAGGAAGATCAGGATGTCGGAGTCGGGGATGCGCAGGCCGGTGTTCGCGCCCACGTCGGTGATCGCGTTGGTGCCGCGCACCAGGCCCGTGACGTCATCCTCGCCGCCCCCGGCGTCCGTCAGCGTGTTGGTCACGTCGTACAGGACGGCCTCGTCGAAGCGCACGGTGGCGTTGAAGTTCTGGCCGGCGCCGCTCTGGCACCAGAGCGAGAAGGACTCGATGCGCTGCGCGTCCTGGAGGGTCTTCACCAGGAAACCGTCGTAGATCAGGTCGCCGTCCAGGTAGACCTGGAGAATGCCGTCGGTGCCGGCGCCGACGTGCTCCAGGACCCGCCAGCGGATGCGGTGCTTCTTGCCCAGCGTCAACGTCTTGCCCGTGCCCACGTCGGCGCCGAAGTTCTCGCCGCCGACGAACAGCTCGCGGTTGGCGTTCTTGGCCTTGAGGTAGACGTAGGACGGCGTGGCCTCCTCGTCGCCGAACCGCGCCAGGTGCAGTTCCTGGCCGTTGGCCTGCGTGGTCGAGTCCACCTGGACGGTGAAGTCCGCGACCGCTCCGGCGTTCAGCGCCCAGGTGTGGAGCTTGGTCGCCCGGCCGCCCGCGGCGGCGCCGTTGACGGTGACGACCGCCTCGCCGGCCACCTCGGCGATGGTGCCGGTGCCGATGTTGGCGGTGCTGTCCCAGAGGTGGAAGTCCGTCGTGCCGTCGGTGAAGTTCGCGTCCCGCAGGAACTCGGCGAGCAGCACCGACTCGATGCGGTGCGGGCGCCCGGAGACGGTGCCGGTCGTGACCTCGGCCTGCTGCGGCTCCTGCACGCCCGGGTCGTCGGTCTCGGCCGGCGTGTAGTCCGAGGCGATCTCGACCACGTCGGCGTCGAAGCCAAAGGTCCGGAACAGCAGCTCGAAGGCGCGGGTCGTGCCCTTGAGCTTGGAGAAGTCCACCGACCCGAGGATCTGCTGGCGTTGCAGGATCTCCGGCTCGCTGCTGTCCAGGTGCTCGTAGCCCACCTGCCGGGCAAGGTATCCCAGGTTGACGTGGGTCGTCAGGATGCCGACGCTGGAAGTCGCGGCCGGCGGGTTGGTGAAGTTGCCGTCCAGCACCAGGAAGCGGGAGACGATCTTGCCGGTGGCGTCGACCCGGGTGAAGTAGTTGACGACCTTGCGGACCTCGCCCTTGCCCGGACCGTCCATCACCCGCAGGGTGTAGCCGCCGTAGTAGTTGGTCGAGTTGCTGGTGAAGCGGCCGGCGTACAGCTTGAAGGTGTCGCCCTTGACCGGCGGGTCCTGGTAGTCGCTCTCGACGTCGACCCGCAGGAGCGCGCCGTCGTAGGCGACGATCTTCTTGACGGTGCCGGCGGCGTTCCCGGACGTGATCTCCAGATACCAGTGGATGTAGTAGCCGTTGGTGAACTGCGGGGCCGAGCCCTGGTCGAACTGCTCGGGCAGGAACACCTGATTCTTGGCGCTGCCGCCGCCGCCCTGGCCGGAGCCCTGGCCCTTCAAGGTCCCGGTGAACAGTTGATCCACCGTGCCGTCGACCGGCGGCAGGTAGACCAGCCGCGGGTAGCACAGCTCGAAGCCGACGAGGGTGGTGCCCTGGCTGAACGGCGGGCTGACCGTCGCCACCTTGGTCGTGCCGTTGTAGTCGAGGATCTTGGCGTACTGGTTGGCGATGGGATTGGCAACGCCGTTCTGCTCGGTCTGGGTCAGCGCCCGCAGCCCGTAGCCGACGAAGAAGTCGTCCAGGCTGGAGATCATGCCGGCGCTGTCGAAGGTGACGCTGATGCCGTCGGTGCTGACGCTCCCGACCACCAGCCGCTCCGGCTGGACGCTGATGTTCACCGGGTCGCACAGCGCCTCGCCCCAGGCGAACGTGACGTTGAGGCCGTCGGCATCCACGAGAACCGCGATGCCCGCCGTCTCGGTCCGCTGGCGGTCGAGTTCCTGCTGCACCGCATCCAGGTACGCCTGGAGCAGCTTGGCCGGGTCGACCGTCGGGTCCTTGAGCGAGTAGGGCGCCAGCTCGTAGAGCGAGAGGCGGCTCATGCGGTCAGCTCTCGTCGTCGCCGGACAGGACCGTCACGGCGGTGTTCGGCCCCTGGACCAGCGCCTCGAACTCCCGGCACTTCAAGTCCGCGAGGATCAGGTAGCGGCTGGTGGCGTCCGGGTGGGTGCTCCAGTCGGCGTCCAGGCGGGCGACGAAGCTGCCGTCGGAATGCGTCGGCGTCACCTGCTGGTAGTCGATGATCGTCCGGGTCTGGCCGGCGCCGGTGCCGCTGACGAGGGACACGACGCGGTAGTTGTAGAAGTCGGTCGTGCTGCTCGCCTGGGTGGTGTCGAACCGCAGCAGCCGCGGGTGCCACAGCCGCAGGGTGTCGCCCGAGGCCGGGGTCTTGCCCGTGTCCCACGCCTTCTCGACCTTGGCCTTCCGCGAGGACCCCGTGTAAGACACGATCTTGCGGGTCTGGCCCAGTCCCACGCCGCCGGTGACGTCGATCCGGTAGTTGGCGTAGAACCCGTCCTGGGTCGAGGTCGTGTCGGTCGCGCCGTTGCCCAGGTTGGCCCAGGCCGTCGGCAGGATGATCTCGTCGACGGTGGAGGCGCCGGCCTGGGAGCCGAGCGTGCCGTAGTGCAGCTCCTCGCCGGTGGACTCCTCGACGGTGCAGACCGGGCTGGTGACGTGGCACCACTTGACCCCCGGCACGTTCATGATGGTGTCTACGATCCAGGAGTAGCGCAGCTCGTTCTCGTAGCGGACCCGGTCCTCGCGGAACAGGCCGGCGACGGCGGCGGTGACCGCGTTCTGCACCGTCGTCGTGTCGTAGCGCGCGTCCACCCGGATCTTGGCGATCACGTCCACCGCGACGTTGGTGCCGTTGGCGACCGCCGCCTGCACCGTCACCACCTTGCGGGCCTGAAGGAACTGCTGGAGGGACGTCCGCAGCGGCGCCGGGACGACGGCCACGAGGTCGTTGTTGCTGTCCGCCGTCCAGGCGTAGACCGTCACCACGTTCGAGATCCCGTCGCTGGGGCTGGACAGGACCCCGGCCTTGGCCACCGTCCCGTTGGCGGCGTCGGTGTAGCCGGCGCTGAGGGCACGGTAGTCGGTGGCGGTGATCGCCCGGTCGTTGGTCTTGAGGAAGGCCGGCGCGAAGAACTTGATGGACGAGTCGGACTCGCGGTCCTGGCCGCCCGAAGCCGGGTTGGTGTTGGTGACAGGCAGCGACACGGAGGTCGTGCCGGAGGGGTCGGTGCGGGTCGCCGGCAGGGTGCCGGACAGCGCCCGGGCGGTGACGTTGCCCTTAGCGCCGCCGCCGACCCGGTAGGTGACGACGACCTGCGCGCCCGTCGGCACGATCTTGCCGGTGATGCCGTCGCCGAACAGCAGCGTCGCCCGGTCCTTCTCGTCGATCTTGACTTCGTAGATGTTCGGGTCGTCCGGGTCGGGCGCCAGCACCAGGCTTTCGGCCTCGGTCCACGCCACGCCGTCGACCGTCACCGTCACGGTGCCGGCGACCACCGGGTAGTTGGTCAGGGCAAAGGTCTGGAACACCGTGCCGTCGCCGCGCAGCGTCTCGGTGTACTTCTTGCCCTCCACGGCGCCGACGAACGGCGCGCTCACCAGCGTGCTGTTCTGATACCAGTTGGTGCCGTCGTACAGCAGCGTGTAGTTCCGGTCGACCTCGAAGCGCAGGCCGGCGGCGGCGAGCGCCTGACCCTGGGTCACGACGAAGGTGATGGGCGGGTTGGTGAGCGAGATCCCGGAGGTGTCCACGTCCAGGTTGACCGACGCCGAGGTCGACAGCGACGGCCGGTAGCCCAACATGCGCGCGATGTGGATGATGTTGCGCCGCTCGCGGGCGGTCGCCAGGTAGACCTCGTTGCCGATCCGGTTCTGGTAGTAGGACAGGTTGGCCAGGCCCACCGACGCCAGCTCCAGGAGGGCGATCCCGATCTGCGACTCGGTGAAGTCGGTGAAGTCGTTCGGGTAGTTGTCCCGCAGGAACTCGATGAGGGCCGTCTTGTGGGCGAAGAAGTCCCGCGCGGTCAGGTCGATCCGCGGCAGGACGGCGGGCGAGGAGGAGTTGGAGACGGTCGCCATCAGATGTCTCGCACGAACGTAAGGACGAGGCTGTCTTCGGTCGCGTTCGACCGGATGAAGTACCGCAGGTTGAGCGCGAACTCGTGCTCCCGCGTCGTGACCTGCACGTCCAGCAGTTCGATGCGGCGCTCCCACCGGCGCAGGGCGTCCACCGTGGCGTTGCGAGCGGCGACGGCCAGGATGTGGTCGTTGGGCTCGAAGACGAGTTCCGGCAGCCGGCTGCCGAAGCTGCGCAGGAACGGCCGCTCCCCAAGGCGCGTCGTCAGGATGAGCTGGATCGACGTGCGAATCACGTCCGCCGTCGAGCGCGAGACGAGCGCACCGCCCTGCGCGCGCGTGAGGGGAGCCGCGAGGCCGAGGAAGTCCGGCATGTCAGCCTCCGATCACCACGTCGGTCGAACTGGTATTGACGATGTGGCCGCAGGTCGCCGTGTCGTTCAGCCGGCAGACCGCGCGGCCGTACGCCCGGACGGTGCTCGACCCGGTCGCCAGCGTCGCGTTGGCGTGGCTGCCGCTGCCGTGGGAGTCCACGTCGTCTGTGACGATGGCGAGGAAGAAGCCGTTGACCCGCACGGTGCCGAGGTTGTTGGCGCCCTGCCGGATGATCCCGGTCGCCACCGTGTCGAGGTTGCAGCGCGCTGCTCCGGGCATGGGGTCCTCCTTTGGGGCGGAAACAGCTCCCCAGCAGAACCGCTGCTAGACGCGCCAGGCGGGCCGCAGAGCCGGGGGCGGCGCCGGACGGAGGTTGGTACGGGGGTCCCCCGCGGAAGCCGCCACGCCCCAAGTCTTGCGAAGCGTCTCGATGACCAGGGAGTCCACCGCCTGGAGGAGCGCCGCGGCCTCGGCCGGGGTCTCGGCGGCGAAGTCGAGGAGCGCTTCCCGCTCCACGATCCGCTCGCCTCTGGCTCGGAAGTTCGGGCAGAAGGTCGGCCAGACGACCCGCGGGTCCTGGACCTGGCCGCACCAGGGAACCTCCCGGCGCGTCTCGTAGCGCGTGCACAGGCCGTCCCGGCCCAGGTGGGGGCAGGCGACTCGGGACCGGACCAGGACGCGCTCCTGGCCCCAGCGGACGGGGGCGGAGAAGAAGCAGCAGGCCCCCAGGGAGGGGCAGGCGGTGCACTCCGCGAGGTCGGTCATGAGCCTTCGGCCGCCGCGGTCGCCTGGACCCATCGGCGCAGGGCGTACTCGGCCGCGGCGGACAGCGCCGGGCTGTCGCGGTGGAACCACGCGAGGGCCCAGTTGCCGGCCCCGAACAGCGCATTGTAGGCGGCGTGCAGTTGGGTCCCGGTCGCCCCGACGGCGGCCCGCGCGGCGCCCTCGTCGCCCGCGGTGGACACCTGCATGACTTCGACGCCGTCCCAGTCGACGACCACCGCGACCGCCGAATCCGGGCTTTCGACCGTCTCCTGGAAGGCGTAGAGCTGCACCAGCGGCGGGGGCGTCACCCGGGCGGACACGGTGACGGGCTGCGTCCGCAGGAGCCGCGCGTCGAACGCGACGGTCTTGGTGAGGTTCGGGAGCTGGACCGCCGCGTCGAGAATGAGGTTGAGCGTGGGCATGGGCGGATCTCAGAGGATCGGCAGGCAGCGCAGGCCCTTGACCGACTCGTCCTCCGCGTGGCCCGACCCGTAGCCGAACCCGGGCTCCAGCCGGCCCTGGAGGTAGTCGAACGCGCGCCAACCGCCGGCCGTGCCTTCGGCGGCCATCGCCGGCAGCAGCTCCCGCCCGCCGTAGATTTCCCAGTTCTGCGCCGGCCAGCGGCTCCAGGTGCCGGACTTGTGGTTCCAGAAGGGGTAGCTGGGGTCCGGGCTCGGCCAGGACGACGGCGGCGGGTAGCCGCCGTTGCTGCCGTTGTCCTGCTGGCACTGCTGAGTGAACTCCCACGAGTGGTTGACCGCGAGCTGGTAGCACAGCTCCCCCATCGACGGGAGCATCGTGATGCCGCTCGGGCCCGGGTCCTTCCAACAGTTGCTGGTGTCGAGGGCGGGCGTGTGGCCGGCCGGGGCCAAGGTGTAGTCGAAGGTGTTGCCGTGATACCACAGGGCCTTCACGCCCGTGGCCGCCGTGAACTTCCACGCCTTCGTGTGGTAGTTCTTCCACCCCGGCGGGGCGAACGCGAACGTGAAGTAACGGACCCACCAGTCGAACAGGCTCTTCGCCTTGCCGAAGGCCGTAGTGTCGCGCTGGGACATCCGCCAGACGTTGTAGAACGTCCAGGCGAACCAGGCGTACTGCCAGGGGGAACTCTGGTAGGCGACCGGGAAGAACGCGCGGCCGGAATACTTCCACTCCTCCGCCCGGACGCCCAGCGGCAGGTTGGTCGTGTCGTTGACCGCCAGGGCGAAGTTGTCGAGCGTCGCCTGCAGCCGGCTCTCCAGGTAGCCGGTCCAGTCGGCCGTCGTGAAGTCGCTCGTCACCTTGGGGCAGAAGAAGGACCCGTGCGCGAGGTTGCGGGTCGCCCAGGCCCCGTAGCGCGCCTCCTTGCGGACGTAGCCCGGCTTGGGCCAGTCGAGCACGCTGTAGACCGCCCAGAACGACGTCTCCTCGGCGTGGAACTTGTCCCCGGTCATCAGGTAGGTGTAGAGCCCCAGCCCCGGGCCGTGGCTGCGGTCCGGGTTGGCGGGGTTGACGTCCCCGACCCGGTCCCCGGACGGACTGAACACGTTGGTGTTGAGCAGGCCCGGGTGGTTGTGCCGGATGCCTGGTTCCCGGCTGGTCGGGTCCCGGTAGTGGATCGGGAAGTTGCCCGAGCCGTTGCCGTCCGCGGCGTTGCCGATGCCCCAGGCGGCGACGTGGCCGAGAATGTTGTTCTGCCGGCAGATCGCCCAGGTCGGGGCCCCGCCGATGTCCGGCCGGCCGCCCGTGCCCGGCATGTTGTTGTAGATCGGCCCGCTGTCGAACGGGATGCCGGTCTCCGGCCAGTTGGTCGTGTCGACGTTGCCGCGGCCCGACCCCGGTCCCCCCGTCACCCGGGAGTTCACGCTGGCGGCCTCCGTCGCCGACAGGGGCTTCGTGTAGTCGTACGGCGGGAAGAAGCCCTTCTTGGCCAGGTACTTGAACTCCTGCTGCCAGATCAGCAGCGGCGGCGCCAGTCCGGCCCAGCCGCGGACCAGCGCCCGAGTCGCGTCGTAGAACGTGCCCGAGGCCAGCGTCTTGAAGGTAGTGCCGCCGATCAGGAACTGCAGGCTGGTGAAGGGGATGTCGCCGAACTTGGTGCCGCGGGCGAAGCTCTCGCCCGACGTCAGCGGGACCGGGCAGTTTTCCAGGGTGAAGTCGAGCCGGGCGCCCGGCCAGTTGTCGTAGAAGCGCCAGGCGATCCGTGCGGTGGCCCAGCGGTGGGCGTTGTTCAGGGAGTCCTTGAGCGTCACCCACTCCTCGGTCTCGGCCATCACCGGGCCGGCCAGGTCGGTCGCCGGGTCTACGACGCCGGTCTCGGCGTTGCACAGCTTGGTCGCCTCGTTGGAGCTGGTCGCCGTGTAGGTCTTGGCGTCGGTCGAGTCGACGAAGGAGATCCGGCCCTGGATGCCGGCCGCCGTCAGGCTGGAGTGGACGCTGAGCGGCGTGGTCTTCTGCCGCGGGTTGTCCTGGACGAACTCGACGAGATGCAGCAGGTTGGGGCGGATCAGCGGCGCCAGGAAGCTGACCATCATGTGGCAGACGGAACCGTCGTTCCACAGGCGCCGGACGTCCACCTGCGCGGCGACCGGCAGGCCCTGGAACAGGACGGCCACGACCCGGCCGGACGGAAACTCCCCCTTGCCGCAGCCCACGCCGAGCGTGACCGGGCAGTTGACGGTGGTCTGGTTCGACCGCTCGTAGAGGGCGCCGCGGGTGTAGCCGAGTGCCATCCGGAAGCCTCAGTTGAGCTGGACGGACGGAGCCTGGATGCGGATCTGCGCGTTCGACGTGATGTTCAGCGCCTGCTCGGCGTGGATGTCCATCTGGCCGGCGGCCGTGAGGCTGATCTTGCCGTTGGTCGCGTCGATGCGGACTTCCCGGTTGTTGCCGCCCAGGAAGATCGTCGCGCCGTTGCTGGTCGTGATGGTCGCCCCCGGGATGCCGGTCGGGCCGTGCTTGCCCTGGACGTAGAAGGCCGTCGCCGGGTCCTGGGTCGTGCCGCGCAGCATGTCGGTGTACTGGTCCAGGTCGACGGCGAGTTCGCCGCCCTTCGCCCCGGACGAGAGCTTCGCGTGCGCCAGGTTGCTGCCGGCCGCGGCCCCGTCCGGGTCGAGCAACAGCGCCACCACGTCCCCGGAGGCCGACGACGGGATGGTCTGCATCAGGACCTTCTTGCCGGTGTCGTTCAGGTCGAGGAAGTGGCCGCTCTTGGTCTGGGCGTGGATGCGCTGCTGGTTGGGGTCGTCGTTGATCTGGATGCGGGCCCCGTTCGGCGACGTGACCTCGATGCGCGGGTAGCCGGTCGGCCCGTCGTCGAGCAGCACGTTGCAGCCGCTCTTGGTCTGGATCTCGATGCGGCGCCGGTTGGGGTGGTCGTCCATCACCAGGAGCTGCCCCTGGGACGACTCCAGCACCACGTCCGGGCTCTGATCGTTGTCGTCCAGGACGATCCGGTGGCCGCGCGGCGTCTCGAAGGTGTGCACCAGCGGCGCGGTCGCGGTGTTCTTGCTGGGGTTCGAGCCGGGGAAGGTCGGGTACTTGACCCCGTTGTTGCCGGCAGGCCCCGGGTCGCGGCCGCTGTAGGTCGCCGGCACGTCGCCGTAGCCCTCGATGGTGCCCAGCCAGAACGGGTAGCGCGGGTCGGCGTGGAAGAACATCACGGCCACCTGCGTGCCGAGCGGCGGCACCCAGCGGACTCCCGACGGCAGGCTGCCGCCGAGGTTGATCCGCGAGGCCCAGGGCAGCGACGCGGTGGGGATGGCCGCCGAGTTGGCGCCGTGGATCTGCTTGACCCGCACCCGCAGCCGGCCGAGCCGCTCCGGGTCGTTGCGGTCCTCCACGACGCCGATCCACAGCCCCGGGTACTGGGTCTGCGTGCGCGCGGTCCGGGATTCGAGGGTGTCCATCAGCCGCCGGCCTCCGCCTCTGCGTCCACGGTCAGGTAGGTCCGAGCGTCGTCCTCGTCGAAGTCGGCCAGCTCGGGCGGCACGCCCGGGTTGGGCGTCACCCCGTAGCGCGCCCCGTCGCTCTGGAGGTTCATCTCCGACACGAAGGACCCCGCCTGGATCTTGTGCGTCACGCGCACCACGCGGTAGACCCCGGACGTGTAGTGGAACACGTCCTGGTATTCGCGCTGGGGGTGGCTCAGGGACGCCCCGCGCTTGAGGACGAAGACTTCGAGGAGGTCGCCCGGCACGATCCGCGGGTCGCCGAGGGTCGTCAGCACCGCCTCCCACGCCATGCGGCGGGTCGCCGCGAACTTGCTCGCGGCCCACGCCTGGACGTCGCCGAGCCGCTGGAACGGCACGCTGTAGTAGCGGCTGATCCCGCCGGGGGCGGGCGGGTCGTCGTGCGTCTCCGGGGCGATCTGCGGCAGCGCCGCGGGGGGCGCGTCTAGGCTCACGTCCTGGGTCAGGTTCTGCTTGGCGAGCCAGTCGTAGCTCTCGACCCGGATGCTGCCGCCCCCCAGGTACAGGATGAGCTGGCCGTTGAAGGCCGGGGAGAAGCCCACCACGTCGCCCATCTGGTCGCGGGCAAAGAGGAAGCGGCGCTTGATCTGCTGGTAGACGGGCGGCCCGAAGTAGGCCCGCCGCCCGTCGACCCGGAACTCCCAGCCCGGGGAGTCGTCCGCCCCCTTGGCGAGCGGCTTGAGCACCGTGTCGATGAAGCGCAGGTCGGTGATGTTGGTCTGCTGGTACTCGCCCGGCTCGTCGCCCGTCGGCTGGACGTCGGGCGTCAGGTTGTTGCGCGCGAGCAGCCGCGTGACGATCTCGTCGATCTTGCCCTGGTGGATCTCGCTCTGGACTTCCTTCATGCCGCGCAGGGCGAAGTCCGTCACCGTTACGTCGAGGTAGGCGCCCTCGGCCTCGAACCGCGGCGCGTAGGTGAGCAGGACGCCCTCGCGCTTCTCGGAGGTCCAGCCGCCCAGCCAGCCGTACTCGAAGGCGGTCCGCTGGTCCTGGATGATGAGGTCTTCGATCAGGTCGTACTCGGGGTCGAAGAACGAGGCCGTGAGCTTGCCCTGCACCCCGTCGACGAATAGCTCGTGGGAGAACGACTGCAGGAAGTTCGGGATTGCTCCCAGGTTGACCTGCCCGACCACGAGGTTGACGAAGGGCATGGCCGGGGTCAGGAACCGGCGGTTCTCCGTGGTGGACGCGACCAGGAGCGCCATGGCCTAGAGCAGCGGCGTCCCGCCACGCACGGTGGGCAGTTGCAGGGGCGTCGCGGCAACCGCCGTGGTGAGCGTCCGGCCGCGCGACAGGATGGCGACCACGCGATCCCGGCTCGGGATGCGCAGCCGGGTGCCCGTGGCGATGCCGCCCTTGTTCGGGTCGTCCGAGGTCGGGTCGGTGATGTCGTTCGCGTGGGCAATGACCCACCACAGGTCCGGCGTCGCGTAGAACTTCTCGCTGACGTGGTCCAGGGCGCCGATGTCCTTGCGCTGGACGACGTAGGACTGGTCGCTCGCGTCCGGGGGGAAGTCGACGGGCTCCCACGTCCCCCAGGCGTAGTCGTTGAGTAGCACGTTGTCGTCCTGCGGATCGCGGACCTGGTACAGCGTGGTCCGCTGCATGGTGCTGACGGCCGGCAGGCGCAGTTGGCGTCCCATGGCGTCCTCCTACTAGCCGCCCCGCGCGGCCGACGAGGCGACCCGCTCGCTGCGGATCTGCGTCGACGTCGGCGGGATCAGGTTGACCTCGGCGATGGTAAGTTGGACCTCGGCGCGGTGCGGCACGATGTCCGGCAGTTCCCAGGGCTCCCGGTAGGTCGCGCTGTAGCTTTCCACGATGCCGCGCAGGTCGAAGGTGCGGCCGATGATGAGCAGGACCACCGGCGGCGGGATGACGATGCCGTCGCGGAGGTCCGGGTAGACCAGCGAGCGCAGGAAGGCCACCGCCTGGAGCACGTCGTCGGGGACGCCGGTGTCGTCCTGGTCGGTCGAAGCGAAGAAGTGGAGCGTCAGGCTGATGCTGCGCGGGCCGCTGCTCGCGTAGACCCGGTACGGCTCCGCCCGCCCGATGATCGGCACCGCCGCCCATTCGGCGTTCTTGGTGTCCGTGATCTCCTCGGGGAACATCTGGAACTCCAGCCGTTGCCGGGTGTCCTCCTCCAGGGCGATGTAGGCGTTCTGGTAGCGGACGGCGGGCATGTCAGGTCTCGAAGCGCAGGACCGAGTCGGCGACCGGGCTCAGCGGCCGGGCGGGCCGGGGGCCAGGGGCGACGACGGCGGCCGGGGCCGGGGACAGGTTCTGGACCAGATACGCGCCGAGCCAGTGGATCGCGTCGACCACGGCCTTCGCCTGATCCGCCATCGGGAGCTGGTCGAGCGGGGCGATGACCTCGCCCTGGTGGGCGACGACGGGCGTGCCGCGGCTCGGCGCCTGCTCGATGAAGCCGCCGCGTTGCAGCCGCGGGACGTTCGGGATCGCGTCGGCGTCGAGCCCGGGAATCCAGTCGAGCAGCCAGTTCAGCTTGTCGATGCTCCAGTTGAGCATGTCGGCCAGCGTGTTCGTGATGGCCTTCCCGACGCCCTTGAACATGTCGACGATGAACTCGCCGAACGCCTTCCAGTGGCCGGCGCCTTCGGACAGCGGGTTGGCGATCATGTCCCAGATCACCTTCAGACCGTCCCAGAGCGCCGCGACGACCGACAGGAACTTGTCCTTCAGGTCGAGGAACCATTGGCCGAACTGCGTGCTCTTGAACCAGGCGGCGAACTGGTCCCAGTTCTTGTAGAGCTTGTAGATCCCGAAGGCGAGCAGGCCGACGGCCGTGATGACGATCCCCCAGGGCGTCGTCAGCATCGCCCGTCCCGACACGAGCACGATCTTGCTCAGCCACTTGAAGGCGCCGCCGAGGGAGAGGACGCCCTTGAGGAAGCCGCCGCCCAGGATCGCGGCGAACGTCGAGGTCAGCGGGACGGCGATCTTGAGGGCCAGTCCGAGGGCCGTCACCGCCGCCGCGAGGCCGAGCACCTGCGACGCGCCTTCCTTGAGGGGACCCGGCAGCTTCTCCCACCAGCCGGCGAACTTCTCCGAGGCCCACACGAGCCCGTCGAGCACCTTGGAGAAGATGTTGAACACCGGCAGCGCCAGGACGCGCGTCGCGGCGTGGGCGCGCGCCTTGAGCTTGCGCCACGCCTCGCTGATGTTGTTCAGCTTCTTGGCGTACAGGTCGTCCGCGTAGGCCCGGTCCTTCGCCACCCGGATCGACTCCTCCATCGTGGCGTTGACCCGATCCCAGTCCTTCCAGACGCCCCGCAGGGCCACGAGCATCTCCGGCGACAGGCCGAACATGTCCGACCACATCTGCTGGTTCTTGGCGAACTCGTCCTCGGTGATCTCGCCGGCCGCCTTGGCCAGGCCCCGGAAGACGCTCACCATGTCGCCCCTGCGGATCATGGTGTCGAGTTCGGCCGGGCCGACCTGCAGGCTCTTGAGGAGCTGCGCCCGGAGCTTCTGACCCTGCTCGCTCATCGGCTGGGTCAGCTCGAACAGCGCATCCCGCATCTGCTGGGGATCGCCGAGGGCGTCGGCCGTCGCGGCCCCGATCGCCATCAGCTCGGGCAGGACCTTGTCGGCCACGCCCGGCAGGGCCGCCGTCAGCCGCCGCAGGCCCTCGTCAGCGAAGGCCGACAACTGCTCGTTGCTGACCGCAAGTTCCCGCGCCAGGAACGCCCACTGGGACGTCATGCCGGCCACCTGGCCGGTGAACCCGTGCATCTTGGTCAGGTGGTACAGGAACTGCCCGACCTCGTCGGTCGCCATGCCGGTGACGTTCGCCATCAGCCGCGTGGCGTCGACGAACTCGTCCAGCGCCTCGCCGCGGATCTTCGCCCGGGCGGCGTAGACCACGGCGTCCGTCACCTCCTCGACCGAGTCGCCGTAGCGGATCGCCACGTCGAACAGGAGCTGCTCGGTGCGGACGGCCTCGGCGGCGGTCATCGACATCGCGCGCGTCACCCGCCGCATCTGGTTCTGGAGGTCGATGCCGACCTTCACCAGGCCCACGATCGCCCCGGCCAGCGCCGTGATCTTGAGGGCGCTCTTGACGGCCTGCGCCGTGTGGGTGCCGAGGATCTGGTCGAAGCCCCCCAGCCCGCGCGGACCCATCAGCGCCTGGAGTCCCAACTGGAACTTCAAGTTGGCCTTCTGGAGCATGGTCATCGGCTTTTGAGTGCCGGTGAACTGCTCCTCGACCGCGCCGAACATCAGCTTCACGTCCTTGGCCCGCTTCTCCAGGCGCTGGAGGGCCGAGTCGAAGTGGTCGAACTCCTTGCCCAATAGCCGCAGCCCCGCAGACGCCTTGTTCTGCAGTTCGACGGAGAAGCCGAGGCTGGCAAGGGTGTTCATGGACGCGCGCGTTTGCTCTGCTTGAAGGCGGAGGCGACGGCGGCCGTCCGCCGCTGGGACTCGCGTTCCGCTTTCTGGGCGGCCTCCTGGATCTGCCGCAGGTGGTAGTGCCGCTCGACCGGGTGCATCGCCTCGACGTCGCTCCAGGAGAAGCCGAAGTCCACCAGCCCCCGCTCCTGGTCGAGGAGCGCCAGGTAGGGCGGCTTACCCGGATCGCCGACGGGGGCGAGGACGAAAAAACTCGGCGGAGATCGGCAGGGTCTGGTCGTTGTCGCTGCCGCACAGCGGGCAGCGGATCTCCAGGTCCAGCTCGTAGCCGTAGCCGTTCAGGTCGATGGCGTTCCGCAGGGCGAGGCTGTCCGGACCCTCCAGCTTCTGGACGTACTCGCTGGCCCGCAGCGGCGAGCCGAACGCCTCGCCGTTGACGCTGACGATGTGGCGGCCGAGGCGCAGGAAGTAGGTCGGGTCGCCGACCTGGGCGTGGTCCCGGACCAGCTTGGCGACCTCCTGGGCGATCTCGGTCTCGTCCTTGCGCCGGAACAGCCGCAGTTCCAGGGCGTCCTGGCGGACCGGCAGCGTCAGCCGGATCGGCTCCCGGTAGTCGTCCGGGGCCTGGGTGAGCGTCAGGCTGTCGGGCAGGGTGATGTCCTTGTGGAACTTGCGCCGGCAGTCGCCGCAGCTCACCTGGAAGCCGTAGGTCGGGCCGTACGAGAGCTGCCGGACCCAGAACAAACAAAACAGGGAGTCGCCCACCAGCAGCTCGTCTGGCGGGAGACTCCCTGAATCGACGCAGTTGCGCAGGATGATGTCGATCTTCTGGTCGGAACCCTCGCCGGCCCCCGCGAAGACCTTCTCCTCGCGGGTGGTGAAGGCCGCCACCCGGACCTGCCCGTTCGGCACCTGGTCGCCGTAGAGCAGCCCGCGGGAGGGCAGCGTGAGCGTGCGGATGAGCGTACGACCCTCGAACTTGTCCTTCTGCTCGGGCATGGAAGCGCCTTCGTGGGAAGAGAAAGGCCAGCGCCGGAAGCGGCCCGGCCCGAAGATGGGAGTGCTGCCGCGCCCGCCCCGAGCACACTCCCCCGGGGCGGGCGTTCAACGGCTCAGCCGGTGACCTGGAACTCCTCCTCCACCCGGTCGAAGCGGAGGGTCATCTCGATCAACACCTTCTCGGAGCTGGTCATGTTGAGGGTGCCGCCGACGACCTGCTCCGGGTAGACGCCGATCAGCGTCTGGACTCGGGTGTGCGTGCCGGACGGCGAGAACAGCAGGATGTCGGCCCGCTTCTTGTACAGCCGGGCCATGCCGATGCCGCCGACGGGCACCACGAAGTTGCCGAAGCTGCGGTCCACGGGGCCGGGGTTGTAGACCTGCCGGCGCCACTGGTAGAGCAGGTCGCGGGTCGGCACGTCCACGAAGTCCTTGACCACGAGCGGCACGGTCTCGTACCGCGCCTTGCCCGCGACGTAGCGGACCTCGTTCAGGAAGTGCAGCTCGACCGTCTCGTTGCTCTCGGTCGCCAGGGCGCTCGACTCCAGCGACAGGGTGATCGTCCCCTTGCCGCCCTGGATGCCGTGGATCTCGATGAGGAAGTCGCTCTCGCGCTGCGGCTCGAACAAGCCGCCCGCGAGGTGGTTGGCGCTGATGACGCTGGGGTTGTCAGCCATGAGAGGACTCCGTCAGTCAGGCCCCGGCTCACGAGCCGGCGCCGACGCCTTCGGCGAAGCTCGCACCCTGGGCCAGGACCGTGAAGTCGATCGTGAGCGTCTCGGCCGCCTTGGTGGGCTTGAGCAGGAGAATGCCGTACATCTCGTTGCGGTCGACGCGATCCGGCGTGTTGGTGGTCGCGTCGCAGATGACCCGGAAGTCGACCAGCCCGCGGCGGGCCTTGATGGCCTCCAGCTCGGGCTGGACGATGCCCTTGAACTGCCGCCAGGTCGCCGGGTCGTGCGGCTCGAACACCAGCACGCGCACGGCCGAAGCGATGACCTTCTTGGCGTAGTTCAGCAGGCGCCGGACGTTGATCCGGTCGAGGGCCGAGGCCGTGCGCTGGCAGGTCTTCTGCCCCCAGATCACGATCCCGTCGGGCTTGAAGTTGACGATCGGGTTGACCACCTGCCCGGCCGTGTACAGGAACTCGCGCTCCGCCAGGGAGGCGCTGTACTCGATGTCGGTGGCCCCGACCAGCACGCCGCGCTGCAAGCCGGCCGGCGCGAACCACGGGTCCGCCACCCGGTCGGTGTAGGCGATCTGTGCGGACACCCAGCCGCACGGCGGCGTGTACACCTTCTCGTTGTAGTACGGGCTGTAATACTCCACCCAGGGCCAGAAGAACGCCTCCTGGTTCTGGTTGAACGAGTTGCCCGCGTAGGCCCCGGTGCCGTTGGCGAAGTCCACCGCGCTGCGGGGCGACAGGCCCTTGCTCTCCGGGTCGACGAGCTGGAGGCAGTCGCCGCGGGCGTTGGTGACGTTCGAGAACACCGTCAGGGCGGTCGCCCGCTTGGCCGCCGGGACGCACAGGATGTTGAGGTCCACGGCGTCCGCGTCGGAGAACAGGTAGGCGCCGGTCCGGGTGCCGGTGGTCGAGTTGAAGGTGCCGATCAGCGCCGACTCCTGGGCCCCGGTCTCCTGGTCGGCGTTCTGGCCGCCGGTGAAGTAGATGGTGCCGCTGGTCGGCTTGGTGCCGGTCTGCTGGTCGGCGATGATGTACCGCGAGCCGCTCAGCGTGGCGTTGACGATGGTCTCGACGTAGCGGGAGTCGGTCGACGTGTGCGACAGCTCGTCCCAGACCTCGACCCGCACGCCCTTGTAGTAGACCTCCAGCTTGAACTTGTTGGTCGAGTCCAGGGTGGCGTTGGCGATCACCACGGTGATGCCGCGGGTCGACACGCCGCTGGAGGGCGCCGGGGACTCGACGTTCGCCCAGGTGCCCATCGAGGTCGCGGTCAGGACCAGGTTCGCGGTCGGCGTGGCGTCCTGGGCCTTCGCCGTGAAGGTCGCCTCGGTCTGGCCGGTGCCGAAGGCCGCCGCCCGCACGATCTTGAGCTGGTTGCCCTGGCGCAGGAACTGGATCGCTGCGTGGATCAGGTACGGGTTGTACGGCGTGCCCGCACCGACGTTGTCCTCCGGCGAATGCAGCGGCTCGCCGAAGGTGCCGATCAGTTGGGACTCGTTGCCGACGTCCGTGATCTTGTTGACCGGGCCCTTGCGGGTGAAGCCGACCATGCCCACGATCGCCTGCGAGATGCGCGCGGCGTACTGGGAGAAGTCGACCTCCCGCGGGAAAACGCCCGGGGAGACGTAGGAGGCCATGCAAGCTCCTCAGACGGGAAAGGTACTCGGGAGAATCGAACGGGAGACAGTCCGAGGAATGGCGACCGCACTAGCCTTCGGCCGCGGGCGCCCGGGTCAGGGTCCGCGCCGTCGCGGCGGAGATACGCTCCACCTTCTGGACACGGACCGAACCGGTTTCGACCAGCTTCCGCAGCAGCACGTCGTCACTGAATGAATCCGCGACCGCAGTCACTACGGCCCCCGCCGACAGGTGGACGAGGACCGGCTTGCCTTCCCGCATCAGGCGCAGGCTGAAGCTCTCACCCCGACGCAGGTTCACGATTTCTGCCTTTTCCATCAGCCGACTCCTTGTTCGTCGATCTCCAGGCGGTCGAGCAGCGGGTAGGTCTGCGGGTTCGCCTGGACCGTGGCCGCGTCGGCGGACGTGGTGCCGAGGGTGGCGTCGAACGCCTCGGCCACGATCTTGAGGACGAGGGGCACGGGGACGGGCGGCAGGAACAGCCAGCCGCGGGCCGTCACGCTGAGCGTCAGGCGCAGCTCCCGGTCCGCCTCCTCCGGCTCCAGGTCGGAGTTGTCGGTCAGGTCCAGCCCGCGGATCGGGATCTCCTTCGTCCCGTAGCCGCTCCAGACCGACGTGAAGTCGATGGTCAGGAACGTCTCGCGGGTGAGTTCCTCCATCAGCCACATCTGGATCGCGTTGAGCGTCTGCCGATGACGGGTCAGGACGTCGACCTGGTAGTCCAGGTCCCAGGGCCGCGGGAACACGACGTTGTAGGCCCGCATGCCGTCCGTGCTGACCTGGACCCGGGGGAACTGGGCGTGGAACCCCTGGAAGCGTTCCGGCGCGAAGCGCTGCGCGGTCCGGGTGACGGTGATGACCGGGTAGGGAAGGGTCGTCAGCTTGGCGGCCCGCTCGGCTCCGTGCTTGGCCGCCCACATGCGCTGGATCGTGGCGAAGGCCCGCTGCGGCGTGGCGAAGACCACGGTCAGCGGATCGTTGCCGAGCAGCTTCTCCACCCCCTGGAGCCAGTCCCGGACGGCCTGGTCGTAGAGGTAGATTTGGTCAACGGTGGGGTTGACCGGCCGGTGGATCTTGGGCGCTGTCGGCATGGCGGACTCGCTGGCGGCGCCGCCGCGGCCGCCGGACCGGCGCCCCGAGGGCCGGCATCGGACCGCCGCCGATGGCGCTCATGGTCGTCGTCTCGCGGACGGCGAGGCATTCGTAGAACCGCCGGACGTCGCCCCGGTAGAAGTGCCAGAACCCGTGGGACGGCCGGCCGCGCCATTCCTCCCAGGTCAGGAAGTCGGACAGCCGCGCCCCCGGGGGGCCGAAGCGGCGCTCGCGCAGGACGTGGTGCCAGGCCGTCTCGGTCCGGACTCGGCGCTTGAGGAAGCGCCAGTCCTCCAGGGCGCGGCGGCGGGCGGGGGCGGCGGGGGCCTCGGTCATACGAAGGTCAGGTCCATGATCTCGAAGGAATCGAGGATCTCGCGGGCCTCGTTCAGGTCGTAGCGGCGCGCGGCCAGGTGGAACATCAGCCGGTTGACGTCCAGGAACGCGATGCGGGCGACCTTGAAGCTCAGGAACGAGTGCAGGACGTTGACCCGCGCGGTCTGCAGGTAGCAGCGGACGTAGGCGCGGTTGTAGCGGTTGAACTTGTGGGGAGCGACGACGCAGGTCCGGCCCGGCGCTCCCTCCTTCAGCGGCTCTTGGAACGCCTTCTCGCCCAGGAGCGCCAGCGTCAGGCAGTCGCGGGCCCGCTGGAACCGCTCCCGGTCCTCGTCGGTCGTGCAGTCGCCGAGCGTGTCTGGCAGCTCGACCTCGTGGAGCTGGATGCGAGTGTCCGAGTAGACTCCCCAGCCCTGGGTGATCCGGCAGTCGAAGGTGCGCCCGTCCGCCGTCTTACCGCCCGGGCTGGCCAAGGCCAGGGCCGGGTAGTTGCAGCACAGCTTGTTCACGCACGCCTCCCCTTCAGCTTCGGGGTCCACAAGGGGCGAAGCTGATCTCGAATGTGGTCAACAAGGCGGCCCGAGACCGCCCGGGAATACTTCTTGGCACCGCTCAGGAACCGGTCGCGGACGGGCCGCCAGTGGGGACGGGCCGGGATGCCCGGGCCGGGGCCCGTGTCGGTCCGCGGCGGACCCTGGGTGATCTCCCCGGACCCGCGCCGCGTGCCGAACTCGTGGATGCGGCCCAACTGCTCGAAGGTCAGGTTCGTGCCCTTGTGCTTGCGCTTCGGGACGCCGACGTGGATCGTGACCTTCTTCTCGGTGACGACCTCCTTCTGCACGCCGATCTGCTGGACGTACTGGCCCGTGGCGATCAGGATGCGCGGGTCCAGGCCCTCCTGGAGCTTGCGCTTCTTGTAGGGAGGGCTCAGCTTCACGTGTCGGAAGTTTTGCAACTGGATGCCGCGGCGGACCGAGAACCCCAGGGTCTTCGCCAGCTCCCGCGCCTGCGCCAGGGTGAACCCGTCGATCGCCTCGTCCAGGGTCCGGAACACGATCCGGTACTTCTTCTTGGACCGGGGCGTCCGCCGCAGTTGCAGGTTGAAGATCGTCGTCGGCACGGCGTCACTTCCCGCGGCGCAGGCGCGTGGCCGTGCAGGCCAGCACCAGGGGGATGTGGGTCCCGAGCCAGTACGCCTCCCGCAGGCGGTGCTGCGTCAGCAGCTCGTACTGGTCGGCGTCGAACTGGACCCGGCTGCCGATCAGGAAGCTGGTCGACAGGTCCAGCAGCCCCAGGTCGTCCAGGAGGACGGTCGAGAAGGAGACAACCAGGTCCCGCGCCTCCTCAACGCCGAAGCGCCGCAGCCGCTGCACCGAGGGGTTGATCTCCACGTGGGCCGGAAGACTGTAGGACTTCGCCTCCAGGCGGGGGTTCGCCGCCTCCTGGTAGAGCGGGTCGACGTTGGTCGCCTCCCGGTCGAGCAGGTGCAGCGTGACGGCCGGGTAGTGCCGCCGCCAGAACTCCCGCTGGAGTTCGAGTTGCAGCTTGATGTCCGGGTTGGCCTGGTCGAAGGTGAGCGCCACGGCGTCAGCCCGTCACGAAGGGCACCGGAGCGCCCAGGCCGCGGAGCACCGTCTCCCAGCGTTCGATCTCCGCCTTGGCCTCGTCCGCCAGCCGGTCGGCGTCCAGCGTCGCCTGGGACGGTCCGGGGACGATGCCGCCGAACTTGCCCCGGATGCGGGCCAGGACCTCCTTGGCGACGCCGACCGCCATGCCCTTGACGGCGGCGAAGTGGTTGGCCGGCACCTGCCCCAGGGTGAGGTTGTCGTAGTAGGTGACGCCCACGTAGAAGTCGCCGCCGGCCACCACCTGGCTGCCCTGGTTGAAGTCGATGTACAGGGTGAGCTGCGCCGGGTTCCACTGCCACTCCGGCTCGATGGCGGTCGTGCGCCGGATCGTCTCCAGGTGGGAGATCCCCATCTGGTAGACGTCGAACTCCAGCAGGTGGCCGCGGGGAAACTCGCGGCCGAACATGGGGTCGCTCAGGATCGGGAACCCGCTCTTGCGCAGGAACTCCACGCGGGCGACGCCGCGGGTCCCGACGTTCGGCAGCGGGTAGTTGTTCTTCCCGGACAGGAGCGTCAGCGTCACGTAGTTGCGGCGGCCGACGTAGGCGTTGTAGAAGTCAAGGACCCGCTGGGCCACGGTGTTGACCTGCGAGTCGGTCAGCTCCACCAGCACCGACGGGAAGCCCAGCATGTCCAGGATGTAGGACTTGAGGCTGGAGGTCGTGAGGCTGGTGTCCGCCGGGTACTCGGCCGTCTTGGTGAACGGGTACGGCGTGATCTGCACGCCGTTGAGCTTGGCGTACCACTTCGACGTGATCGTGCCGGCGACGTAGTTCGTGACGTCGACGACCGTGACGTAGAAGTACCCCTGGCCGTCCTGGGCCTCGACGATCCGCGTGTTGATGTCGGAGCCGAGGGTCCGCGTCTCCTTGGGCGTCGTGCCCCCGGACTCGAACAGCTCGACGTACAGGTCGGCGTCCACCTTCTGGCCGACCTGCGCCGAGTCCACGAACCGGACGTTGAAGATGACGGTCTTGGCCATGTCAGATCGGAGTCAGGGGGCTGGCCGGGGTCGGGGTCAGCGGCAGGTGGACCCGGGCGTCAAAGGCCACACCCTTCGTGCTGCTGCTGGCCTGGACCAGGGCGTCGAACGGCACGGCGGCCGGGAGGTCGTCGCGGCGCACGGCGGCGTCGAGGGCGACGGTCTGGGTCCGGTTCTGAATCCGGACGGCGGCGTCGAGGGCGACGCTCTTGGTGCCCGCCGGGTCGTTGACCGCCGCGTCGAAGGCGACGGCCCGCGTGTTGATGCCGGCGACCACGCCGTCCCAGGTCAGGGCCCGGGTCAGCCGCAGGGCGACCGCCGCGTCGAAGGCGACCGTCTTGGTCGTCCGCAGCGCGACGATGGCGTCGAGCGTCTGCCCCGAGGTCCGGTTGGCGAGCTGGACCGCCGCGTCCAGGCCGACCGCCTGCGTAGCCGACGACAGGACGACGTAGCCGTCGAACACCACGACGGCGATACCGCGCTCCGCCACGGCGCCGTCCCAGGTCAGCGGCAGGCTCGGCTGGCCGATGACCCGGGCGTCGAAGGCGACGCTCTTGGTCAGGTTGACCGTCGTCGAGACGTAGGCGTCGAACGGCGCCCATTGGGTGCGGGCCTGCACCTGAACCGCGGCGTCGAGGCTGACCGTCTTGGCGGCGTTGACGAGCTGCACGGCGGCGTCCGCCGTGATGGTCTGGGTCCGATCCCGGACTTGGACCGCCGCATCGGCGGCGACGGTCTTGGTGAGGTTGGCGAGCTGCACCGCGGCGTCGCAGTCAGCGCCCTTCGTCCGGTCCGGCACCCGCACGGCGGCATCGGCCGTGACGGACTGCGTGCGGTTGAGCACCAGCACCGCTCCGTCCCAGGCGACGGTCTTGGTGGCGTTCTGCAGGAGGACTGCCGCGTCGAAGGCGGCGGGCTTGACCGAGTTGTTGGCGTTGACGAAGCCGTCCCAGACGACACCCTGCGTACGGTCCAGGAGCCGCACGGCCGCGTCGAGGCTGACCGTCTTCGTGTTCGTCGCGCGGACGAACCCGTCCCAGGCGACGGTCTGCGTCCGGTTTTGGACCTGCACGGCGGCGTCCGCCGTGACGGGCTTCACCGCCCCGAGAAGCTGCACGGCGGCATCGAAAGCCGCCGACTTGCTGAGGTTCAGGACCTGGACGCCGGCATCGAGAGTCGCGCCCGCCGTGAGGTTCGAGAACTGCACCGCGGCGTCGAAGTCGACCGGCTGCTGCATCGTGACCGCCGGGATCTCGACAAGGCCGTCCCACGCGACCGTCTTGGTGCGGTTGAAGACCTTGACCGCGCCGTCCCAGGCGACGGTCTTGGTGAGGCCGGTGAGCTTGACCGTGCCGTCCAGCAGCACCCAACTGGCGCGGTTCTGCACCTGGACTGCGCCGTCCCAGTTCTGGCGGACGGCCCCGTCCACGTGGGCGTCGAACGCCACCGTCTTCGTCTGGTTTTGGACTTGGACCGCCGCGTCGGCGGCGACGGTCTGCGTCCGGGGAATCTGCACGGCCGCATCCGCCGCGACGGTCTTCGTCCGGTTCAGGACTTGGACCGCCCCGTCCCAGTTGACGGCGAGTTCGACGTCCTCGAACAGGACGGCAGCCATGATCTGGAGCGCGACTCCCAGTTTCTGCTGGACCGCGGCGTCGAAAGCGACGGTCTTCGTCGCATTGATGAGCTGTACCGCAGCGTCGAAGGCGACCGTCTTGGTGAGGTTGGCGAGCTGCACCGCCGCATCCAGAGCGGCGGTCTGGGTCCGGTTCTGGATTTGGACCGCAGCGTCCAGGCCGACCGGCTGGGTGCGGTTCTGGATTTGTACGGCCGCGTCGAAGTCAACCGTCTTGGTGACGTTCGGAATCTGCACCGCGGCATCGGCGGCGACGGCCTGGGTCAGATTCTGGATCTGCACGGCCGCGTCGAACGCGACGGTCTTGGTCAGGTTCTGGATCTGAACCGCCGCGTCGAGGGTGAGGCGCTTGACCTCGTTGTTGATCTGGTACGTGACCTCGGTGTACATGTAGGTCACGCGCCGGACCACGGTGCCGGTGCCACCGGCGATGACGCCCATCTCCAGGCTGTCGATGTCGGAGGTGGTCCAGGAGCCGCCGTCCGACGGGCGCGTCGTCCAGGTGCCGCTGTACAGCGCGTAGCTCGTCGTCAGCTCGATGAGCGCCGTGCCGGTGTTGGTCGCGTTCTCCCGAATCCGGATGCGGATCTTGCTGTTCGTGTCCGTCGAGTTCAGCCGGGCCTTGGCGTAGACCTTGACCTGGTTGACCTGGACCGTCCCCTCGACGTTGCCGTAGCTCGGGTTGTCGAGGGTGAAGTGCTGGATCTCGGCGGAGGGGTCGCTATCGGCGTTGAGGTAAGTGGTGTCGGCGTCGTCGGTGTCGACGGCGTTGACCTTGTCCGCCGTGCCGGTGACCGACCAGTCGTCGAACGCCCCGATCCCGTCAGCCGTCAGCGTGACGATCGCCACGCGCAGCCTCCTGGGCCCGAGCCGCGATCAGTCGCTGCTCCAGTCCGGTCCGCCACCGATCGACCGCGACGACGAAGTTGGGGTCCTCGCTGTACTCGACCGCGCCCGGGAAGCGGACCAGGAAGAACTCCCCGCCCGCCTGAACCGTAGCGCTGAAGGCCGGCGTGAAGTAGGTCAGATGCTTGGTCGTACGGCGCCCGGCCGGAGTCTCGACCGCCGCCTCGTAGCCGAGGGCGTAGGCGAAGTACCGCTCGCCGCTGGACAGCATCCAGACGTTGCGGCGGAACATGACCGCCTTGGCGCCGGGGGGCACGTCGACGGAGACTTCCCGGTACAGCGGGTCGACGGGGTCCCACGAGACCAGCCGGATCTCCCGGTCCAGCTCGCCGGGAAAGCGGTTGGCGGAACCGTCGGCCGAAAACTCGCGGAGTTCCGACCCGTCCGCGAACGTCACCCTCCAGGTGTACAGCCAGCCCTCCGTCAGGAAGGGTCCCGGAGGCAGAGCAGGCATGGTATTGCCGGACGTCATGGGATTGACGCGCTCCGAGGGGAAGGGACGAGGTTCCGACCCGGCGGGTCAGATTTCGTCGTAGACGGCCACGAACTGGTTGTCGGTGATCTCACCGCCCGCGGCGTTGGTCGCCACGTCGATCTGGGTGTAGAACAGGTCGCCCCACTGGCCCGTGCCGGTCTTGGTGCCCGAGTTCGTCCAGGACACTTCCGACGTGGTGAGCGTGGTCGTGGCGACCGTCGAGTCGGTGCCCACCGGCTGGGTGTAGGTCGCGGTGAAGCCGTAGTACATCGTCAGGCCGGTGTCCATCGCCAGGTTCAGCTTCACCCGCAGGTTGCTGAGCTGGCTGGACGGGGCGACCGTGACGTTGATGCGGCACGCCTTCTCGAACGACCGGTTCACGCCCGAGGTCGGCCGGACCAGCGGGTTGATCGAGTCGTCCGTGTTGTCGTTGGCGGCCTTGAAGCGCAGCTTCGTCACCGCGCCCCAGGTCGCCGTAGCGGCCGTGGAGTTCTCCCACGTGAGAGTTGCAGCCATGCATCACTCCTTGGACTCGAAGACGCGCAGCAGTTCGCCGTTGGGGTCGAACTCCACGCGCAGCCTGGGCAGCACGCTGTCGCTCAGTCCGGCCTGCCGCGCGGCTGCCTGGAACGCGGCCTGGAAGTCGGCCTCCGCGGCGCGGTACTTCTGCACCGTCTCCTGCCGGTGCCGCTCCGCGGACAGCAGGCGGTCGGCGGCCCGCCGGGAATGTTCCCGGTAGTCGAGGTCCAGCCGCAGCTTGGCGGCCTGGGCCTCCTCGTGCTCCTGCTGGGCCCGCTGCGCCGCGTCCTCCGCGAACCGCAGGGCCCAGCGGCGCTTCTCCAGGAGCAGGCGCTGCTCGCCGGTCAGCTCGACCGCGCCCGTCCCGTTGGACGGGGTTTCGACGGCAACCGTCTCGGCCATGGCTCAGCCCCGCCGGAGCAGCTTGCGGGCGAGGTCGAGCTTCGGCAGCTCCATGGCGTCGGCCGGCAGGTCGACGCCGAGGAACTCCGCCAGCTTCGCCATGTCCTTGCGGCTGTTGCCGACCAGTTCCAGGACCTGGTACTCGTCGGCCTTGGCCAAGAGTTCGGTCCACTGGCCGCGGGACTTGCCGAGGCACTTGTCCTTGCTGACCGGCTCGTCGGCGGCCTTCTTGGGCCGCTGGAGCAGGTCGTCGAGCAGGTGGAGCGGGTCGACGATCCGGGAGACGTGGGTCTCCTCGGGGCACTGGATCAGGCCCTTCTTGGGGTCGACGCACCGGCGGAACGGGGCGCCGATGACCACCTGTCCGGGCTTGATCGTGACGCGGTTGCCGGTCGGCGTCGGGACCACGACGTCGAACGGCTGACGGTTGATGAAGAACGGCACCTGCCTGGTCTGCCGGACGGTCTCCGGCTCCTGCTGCACTGCGGCCATGGTGGGCCTCCGAAAAGCGGGAGCACGACGTCAGTCCCGCCGTGCCATGGGGAACGCCGGGGCGGAGACGCACGGTCCCCCGCCCCGGCGCTGGACTTCCTCAGTCAGACTGCGACGGCGACGACTACGGGTTGAGGACTTCGCCCGTCGCGTAGAACTTGCTGTTGACCGCCTTCTTGCCGTACTGCGTGCCCACACCCTGGCGGGTCATGAAGTCCTCCAGGGTGATCGGGTTGGTCATGTACAGCGGGACGTACGGCGCGTAGATGTAGCCGGCGTCGTACAGGCTGGTGCCCTTGAACCCGATCACCCACTTCGCCGCCGAGGTGAAGTACGGGTCCTTGTAGAGCGTCCAGCGGCTGCCGAGGGTGCCGATCTTGACCACGCCCGCGGTGCCCTGGGTGCTGAGGCCGCCGGCCACCGCCTCGAACTTCGGCAGCGACTCGATGACCGTGCACACGTCCGTGCCGGCGACCGCCCAGTTCGGGTGCACCCGGCGGGTGGCCGAGAACACCTGGTTGCTGTTGGCGATCAGCGAGTCCTCGAAGCTGAGCTTGTGCTCGGCCCAGCCGATGCCCGCCGGGACGGTCTTGTCCCACTGCACGTTGCCGGCCTGCGCGAAGTTGAACAGGTCGTCGATCACCTCGCGGTCGACCTCGAACTTGAGGATGTCGGACATGACACCCATCAGCTCGGTCTGCGCGTCGATGCCGTGCAGGGCCTGGAGGTTCTGCGCGGCCTCCATGCTGTACTGCGACTTCATCTTGCGCTGGACGGCCGCGACCGGAGCACCCGTGATCTGGATGTTGATCTCGGGGATGTTGGTGTTGGCCTCCGTGTCGTACTCGTAGGTGAACTTGAGGCTGTTCGCGTCGACGTTGGCCGTCGAGTTGACCGCGAAGTTGCCGTTCGAGTACGTGATCGTGCTGGCGAGCAGGTCGGCGTTCGACGACACCAGGTTGCCGTTGCCGTCGTCGGTGAAGGTGACGGTCGTCGCACCCGACGTGTGGGTGTACGAGCCGGTCACGGTGCCGGGACGGACGGGGGTGAACGCCAGGTTGCCGGTCGGGTCGCCCGACGCCGCGAACGCCTCCTGCGGCACGACCGCCGAGGAGTAGTACTTCGTGTTCGCGGGACCGGTCCGGGCGTCCATGATGGCGGTGCCGCTGGTCTGGTTCCCCTTGGTCGTCCCCATGAGGAAGTCCAGGTAGAACACCAGCGTCACCGGCACGGTCATCGGCTGGACCGTGGCGATGTCGTTGACCACGAAGTTCGGCGCGGCCGCGCGGATCACGCCGAAGGCGGCCTTGTCCCAGCCGCCGATGTTCACCAGCTTGGTCGTCTCCGTGAGGACTCCGTTCGCGCCCTCGGACATGAGGGAGAACTGCGGCCGGTTGGCCATCACGTAGCCGTACTGGTTCTCCAGGAGGATCGCGGTCCACGCCCGCCGATCGCCGGTCAGACCCTCGCAGAGGTCCTTCCAGCGGGTGTCGGCGAGACGGTGGCCCACCCGACGCAGGCCCTGCTGGGCCCGGTCGGCCTCCGGATTCGGGAGGATGTTGAGTGCCGTCATCGCAGTGGTGCTCAGCTCCAGTTGCGCCCGGCGAGGACCTGCTTGGTCATCTCCACGAGCACGGACGGACCGCTGCTCGGGGTGGCCGGCACAGGCGAAGGAGCGGGCGCCGCCTCCTTCGGGGGACCGGAGGGCAAGGCGGACTCGAACTTGACCGCCGGCTCCTTGGGCGGCTCCTTGGCCTCGGTCTTCGCCGGGGTGGCCGGCGGGGTCGGGGCCTCGGGCGCCTTCGGAGGCGGCGCGGCCTCGGCCTTGGCCGGGGCCATGTTGCCGCCGCACTCCGGGCACTCCATGGACGTGACGTCCGGGTCCACCTCCTCGGTGTGCCCGCAGCCGTCACACTTGAGCGTCACGGCGCTCCCGCCCGGCGCTTCCGGGGCGGCGCCGCCGTCGCCGTCCATCTCGCGGATGGCCTGCGAGTGAAGGCGAATCGACTCGTCCAGGTCCTTCAGGGTCCGGATCTTCTCCAGCACCGGCCGGAACCGGGCGAGCTTGGGGTTGTCTTCGAGGGCCTCGCGGATGCGCGCCAGCCGCTTGCCCTCGTCGTTGCGGACGAGGATCTCGGCGACCAGCGCCCGGAAGGCGCCGCACTTCTTCTCGGCCGCCTCCAGCGCCTTCTGCGCCTCGCGCAGCTTGCGCCGCTGGAACGCGGCCATCTTGACCAGCGCCTCGCCCAGGCGCAGGGACGCCTGGTAGCGGCGGCCGGGGACGGCGCCGCGGCGGAGCTGCTTGGCCAGGGACTCGGCCTGGTCGCGCCAGTAGCGCGCGGTGCGGTCCAGCTCCTCCAGCAGGCCGGCCTGCGCCGCGCCGTTGCCGTTGGCCCGGCGGGCTTCCTCGACGCGCACGGCGAGGCGGTGGCCCTGCTCGGCGTACGCCTTGTCGCGCAGCGCCTGGACCATCGACCGGGCTTCGGTGACGACGGCCTGGGCGTCCTGGGCGACGGGCTTGAGTTCGTCCTTCTGCGCGGCCAGGGTCTGGACCTTCGCCTCGCCCTCGACCAGTTCGGCGGCGAAGCGGTCCAGCGCGGCCAGGTCCGCCCCGACCGCCTCCTTGAGGATGTTGTGGGCCCGCACCTGATGTGCCAGGATCTCGGCCCGCTTGGCGTCCATGCTTGCCTCCAGCTTGTAGGGACCATCCAGGGCCTCGACCAGTGCCGGGTACGCACCCGGGGTGCTCGGCCGGTCCACAAAGTCCCAGGTATCGGGAACGTAGTCGTCTTGCACGATCTCGGCGCCGCCTTCGACCTTGGAGGAGCCGCGCCCGCGGGACGACACCCCGACGGGCGACTTCGCGCGGAACAGCTCCTGCAGGATCTTGCCGGCAGGCGTTCCGAGGATCAGAGCCTCGCCCAGAACCTCGTTGCCGCTCAGCGTGAGGCCCGTGACGATGTGCGAGACCCGCGAGATGTTCGTCACCCCGTCGGCGGGGTGCTCCAGCTCACCGCGCATCTGGTTGGAGCGCAGCCGCTCCTGCAGCTCCCTGCTCTCCAGCACCCGCTGCCACAAGCGCAGCGGGTAGATGCGCCCGTTGCCGTTCTTGGTCTCGGCGAGCTGGAAGCGACCGCGGACGCGCATCCAACCGTTGGCGCGCTCCTCCTTGGTCGCCTCGCAGATGGAGAAGACCGACGGCGGCAGGGCTTCGACGAGCAGTTGCGTCATGCGGTCTTCGCCTTCCGCGGCCGGAGCAGGCGCTGCGCTTCGTGCAGCGCGTCCCCGCCGCGCACCACCCGGTCGATGGCCCGTTCGAGGCTGTCCCGGATGGCGGCGTCCGCCCCGAAGTGCTGCATGAGCCGGACCACCTCCTCGGCGTGCTTCACCGAGATGCCCAGCTCGCTTGCGATGGCCCCCAAGGCGGCCCCCTTGTCCAGCATCTGCACGACCCGGTCGACCTGGGAGACATCCAGGCCCGTCCGTCCGGCGATCTCTGCCGCGAGCTGCGCGGCCTTGGGAGGAATCCCAGTCGGTTCACCCATGGACTCGTTCCTTTGCTGTTGCCAGGCGAAGCGGCGCGGCGTCGGCGCCGGCACCGAGAGGGCCGAAGCCCCGTAGAACGTCGTGGAGGGTTCGTCGATCCGGTTCTGCACCCAGTACCGGTTGCTCAGGACGTGACCCCGCCAGACGCCGCGGTAGCCCCGGTGCTCCCGGATGTACTCCCGGAGGTAACGCACCGCCGCACCGCGCGAGACGCCGCGGGCGAGCTTGAGGAAGCGCTCGTAGACGGCCCGCGACACCGGGAACCAGTACGGCCGTCTCCGCAGTTGGACGACGAGTTCGGCGCGCTTGGTGCCCGGAGCCTGGCTGTAGCTGAAGACCCGCAGCCACTCCGGGCGCTCGCCGAGGACCTCGCAGAGCGCTTCCTGAAAGACGTGCACTTCAGCGCGTGACCCGGGTGGCGTCGCGCAGGCGGCCCTTGACCGTCAGGGTGTTGCCCGTCGGCGTGGCGCCCGTGTCCCGGGCCTTGGCCCGGACGTGGGTCTCGTGGGGCAGCGTCTCGACCACGGCCACGACGTCCTTGTCCGCCGCCGAGGCCGAGACGGTCTCATCGAGATCCTCCCAGTAGGTCGTGCCGCCGTCGTCGGACACCTCGACGCGCAGGTCGAGGACCGAGGCCGTCCCCTTGTTGAAGTCGATGTCGAGGACGACGCCGTTGGTGACGCCCCCCTTCCGGGTCGAACCGGTCTCCTTGAGGACGAGCGCGGTCGAGTTCTTGTAGGTACCGTCGAGGATGACCGCGCTCATCATCGTGAGGTCGCTGGTGATGCCGCTCAGTGCCATGGGATCGGCCTCTCAGGTCAGGAGCGGGACGGCGATGCTGTCGAAGCGCGCCTTGACCACCACGTCGGCGGTGGTGCCGCCGGTGCCCTTGACGGCCACCTGCACCTTGTTCTCCGAGGCCGCGAGGTCGCGGACCAGGAACCGGTAGCTGCCGTTGGCGGTGACGCTCTTCTCGAACCGCGGCCGGTACGTGGTCCCGCCGTCCCGCGACGTCTGGACCCGGACTTCGACCGAGGTGTTGATCTGCGCGACGGTGAAGTACAGCACGAGATGGCGCGCGCCCCGCGTGCTGAGCACGGTCGTCTGGCCCGCCGTGTAGGTCGTGGCCGCGTCCGTGATGTTGAGGATCGTGCTGGTCTTGCCCAGCCCCTCATTGGCCATGTCGGAACCCTCCGAAACCGGTCAGGGGATCGTCGAACGCCCCCTGGTAGTCCTGCACCACGAAAGGCACGCGACGGCCCACCATCGCGTGCAACAGATCGCCTACCGAGGACGTCGACGAGTCCGGCGGACGCGACGGCGTCGAAACTTCCTGGCGCACCAGGTCGTAGCGCACGCAGGGGAAGCTCCACGCCAGGTCCACGACCCGGTCGACCTGCTCACACCGCACCCGCCGCAGCCACTCGGTCAGCTCCTCCCGCGGCAGGCGGTACGAGCCCGTCTCCAGGAGCAGCAGCACCTCGTCGTCGCCGAAGTCCCGGCGCAGCTCGAAGGCCGTCACGCCGACCGCAGCGGGCCGCAGGCGGTACACGGCTCAGCCCTCCTCGTCCTCGTCGTCGTCCCAGGCGGGGTCGAAGAGGTCGTCGCGTTCGGGCTCGTCCTCGTCCTCGTCGTCGCCCCACAGCTCGAAGTCGTCGCCCTCCTCCTTCTTGTCGGGCTCGTCGTCCTTGTCCGCCTTGTCCTCGTCGTCGCCCTTCTGGTCCTTCTCCTCGCCGTCCTTGGCCTCCTTCTTGGCCTTGCCGACGGTGCCCGGATCGCCCTCCAGATCGTCCTTGTCCTTGGGCGTCTCGTAGTCCTCCCGCTGGGCGGCAGGCGCTCCAGCGGGAGCCACGTCTTCGAGCGTGAGCAGGTGGTTGAGCACGCGGGCGCGAGGCTCGCCCTGGAGGATGCGCTGCACGGCCTCGTCCACGTGCGCGTACAACTCGCGTCGCTTCATGTCTTCGTCTCCGGTCAGGCGTCAGGGTGCGTCGGCCAGCTTGACGGTGTCGCCGTCGCGGACGCCGTGCTCCAGCCAGGTCTTGCCGTAGTCGGTGATGGCGTCGTCGGCGGCGCCGTCCTTGTCGCTGTCGATGAGCACCTTGATCTTGGACTTGTTGGTGGCGGCGTCGAGCCGCGCGGAATGGCCGGGCCGGATGCCGACGAACGCCAGGATGTCCGGCAGCGCGTCGATGATCGGGCGGTCGGCCATGACCCCGTGGTTGAACGTCGCGGACGTCGTGAACCCCGTGACTCCGGTCGGGTCGACCTTGACCCGGATCTGCCGCTGGAAGACGGGAACCGGAGTCGGGGTCCCGATACCGATCTGCGGGAGCGCCACGGTTCGGGACCCCTACCGGATCACGAGCCGCTGTAGACGCGACGGCCGGGCATGGCCTTCTCGTCCAGCGTGTTGAGGGTGGCGTGGTCGAACTCGACGACCACGAAGGTCTTGGTCGAGCTGGAGGCGTTGAAGCTGCTCGACTTGGTGGTGTACACCTTGCACAGCGCCCGGTCCGAGGAGGGCGCGCCCTTCTGGAGGCCCTGGAAGGCCCCGTTCAGCGCCTGCTGCACGCCCAGGATCAGGTCGCTGTCCTTGATGTTCGTCAGTGCCATGGGTACAGAACTCCTCTAGTCAGAGGTCGGCGCCCTTGAACGGACGGCGCCCGTCCGAGACCGCAGGGGAAAACGCTCCCGGGGTGACGGTCCAAGCGGCGCGCGGGACACCCCGCGGCGCACGGCCGGGAGACGGATGAACTACTGCTTGTTGTACATGCTCCAGGCGACCGCGTAGGGGTTCTTGACGCCCTTGCGGCGCTTCAAGCGCTTGACGACGGGCTCCATGCCGGGCGGGGCCACTTCCTGGACCTGCGGCTCGTCACAGAGCACTTCGTCGTCCCCCGCCGGGGGACTCTTGGGCTTGGCTCAGCCCGCCTCGACGGCCTCCTGGAGGCCCTGCTGGCGGCGCTTCGCCCACCAGGGGCTGTGGTAGTAGATGAAGGCGACGGCGGACTCCGCCACCTGGCGCGGCGGCTCGCCGTTCAGCACCCGGTCGACGCACTCCTGGATCTTCACGGATCGCCTCCCTACCCGGGCGTCTGCCAGACGCTCATGTTGCCGCTGTTCGTCATGTTGACGCAGACGACGACCTTGCCGGACGTGACGGGCGCCCGGCAGTTGGTCAGGATGAAGTCGCGGTGGTTGTAGGCGGTCTCGGTCGGCTGGTTCGACGCGCGGCTCGCCGACAACGCCACCCGATACGCGCACCAGGTCCCGTCCCGGTACTTGGCGAGGACCCAGAAGTCGAGCCCCGAGTCGCCCGCGGCGGACGTCTCGACCTTGGTCAGGACCTGCTGCACGAGCCCGACGGCGCCGGTCCCAGCGGGCTGGAGGTCCGATTCGGAACTGACGACGGGCGTCGTGCCGGCGCCCGTCACGCTGACCGAGTCGAGGATCTGCGAGATCGACCCGTGCGGAACGTAGGCCATGGCTCAGACTCCCGCGATCCAGACCGAGATCGACCCGCCCGTGCCGCCGGTCAGGGCGCCCACGTCGACCCGGACGGAGTTGGTGCCCGGCGGCCGGGTGAAGAACAGCGTCTCGCCGTGGAAGGTGTTCGCGGCCGTCTCCTTGAGGTTGACGGACACGCCCGCGCTGCCGGTGAGCGCCCGGCTGTTGTTGGTCGTCTGGACCTGGACGAACTGATCGTTCACGTTGCCCGAGGACCGCCAGCGGACCCGCAGGTTGGCCGACGTCCGCCGGGCGCCGGCCACGTCGGTGAACTCGCTCTTGACCAGGATGCCGGTGTGGTAGGCGTCGAGCGTGTAGATGTTCGCCCCGGTGCCGGCGGCGGTCACCTCGTCGAACTCCTGGAGGAAGACGCTGCGTCCTAGCGCGATCGTGGCCATCGGGTCATCCTGCGCTCAGCCACAGGGTCGCGCCGTCGCCGGTCCCCGTAGCCAGGTCGTGGTCGACGAAGTGGAGTTCGACGGACTTCACCCCCGGCGGGATCGACCGGGTATGGACGGCGCCGTGCTCCGTGTCCTGGGACACGCCTGCGGTCGCCCCGCTCTCCCGACTGACCTGCTTCTCGTCCAGGAGGAGGCGGGAGCTGCCGTCCGCCAGCACCCCCGCCAGCCGGAACTTTACGTTGGCGTAGGGCGTCGCCGTGTTCACGAACTCAGTCTTGACGACGACCGTCGTCGCGTACGGCGGCAGCGCGTAGACGCCCGGGCTCACGGTGTTGTGGGCCTTCACCCGGTTGTGGACGCGCGTGATCCGGCCCGACTCCAGGGTCGGGACCAGGACCAGGGTGTCGAAGTTCACCGCCAGGGTCGGCACGGGTTCAGCTCCGCAGGAGGCGGTGCAGGTCCTCGGACGGCTGGCGCAGCAGATGCTCCATCCGTTGCTGGTGCTGCCACTCGCGGCACAGCTCGCAGGCGTAGTCCCACTGCCGGCGGACCCGCTTGGACTGCTCCTCCGCCCGCCCGCGCAGGTAGCCGACGAGCCCCTGCGGCCCGAGGCGGCGCATCAGCCGCCGGGCGTGCCGGTAGGTGAAGCCGTGGTTGGTCAGCGCCCGGACGATGTCCGACTTCTGCACGACATGGTAGTTCCACTCGTGCAGCCGGCGCGGACGAGCGTGCTGCATGGCCGTGCTCTCCTGACGGCGCCGCGGGGCGAACAGCTCGGCCAGCCGCGCTTCCGAGGTGTCGGTGTCGCCCTGCAGGGCGTTGCGCAGCATCCGCCGCACCGGCGGCGGCACCTCGTTCGGCCGGACCGCCGCGTAGGCGATGGTGTCCGCCGCCAGCTCGTCGACGTTGGAGGCCGAGTAGGCCGAGGGGAACAGCCCGAGGGCGTGCAGCTTCCGGCGGACCGGCTCGAACATGGGCTGGGCGAGATCGGCGGCCACCTCGGGCTGCCAGTCGCCCATGGCGTCGTCGACCACCCGGAAGAAGGTCCGCTTGGGGTCGAAGTGCTTCCCCTGGAACGGCTTGGCCTCCTCCGGGACGCGGCTCATCCAGCCCGTGTACAGGACCGACGCGGACCCCGGCGTCCCCCGTCCGTAGACGTACCCCGCGGTCAGCAGCACCCCGAGCAGCGCCTTTGACGCCGCCTCCATGGCGAAGTCCACCGAGACCTCGCGGGTGAACTCGTGGGCCGGGCCGACCTCGTCCTCCCGCCCCACGACGCTGCCCTGGGTGGCCGAGAGGCCGATCAGGGCGATGCCCAGCTCGGGGAGGTCCTGCCGGGCCTTCTGCTCCGTCTGCCCGACGTCGATCTGCAGCCACTCGCCGACCGAATCCACGTTGCCCTGGACCGGGACTTCCCCGCCGACCTTCTGGCTGCGGACCGGGAAGACGGCGGCGTAGCCGCCCGCGACGCTCGGGCTGTCAGGGTTGAGGAGGACGCGCACGAGCGTGCCGGCGCGGAGTTCGGCGACGCGCTTCTTGAGCTTGCCGTAAAGCGACAGGCCCCGCGCCCGCCAGGCGATCCTCAGCAGGATGCGCAGCGGGTCCTTGACGGCAGAGTTCCAGGTCTCGACCCAGGTCTCCGGGTCCGTACCGCGGTGCTGTTCCCAGCTCTTGGAGAACGCCTTCCAGGCGGCCTCCTTCGCCTCCTGGCGCACGTCGAGGGCGACGGGAAGGACCAGGCGGCGCGCTGTCGGACCGCCCCGGCGCAGGTAGTCGTAGAACGCCAGGAAGTAGTCCTTGACGTGCTTCGGGGCCGAGAACAGCCACATGTGGCCCCACTCGTGGCACAGCGCCTCGATGATGAACGCCCGGTTGGAGATGTAGCCGAGGTCGATGGCGATCGCGTGGTCCTTGCGGTCGGCGTAGCCGCCGATGCCGCGGCCGGTGATGTAGTTGGTCTGGCCCGCCAACGGCAGGAAGATCGCCACCCGACGCGCCTGCCGGGCCCCGAGCCGTTCCAGCCGGCCGGTCGCCTGGTCCGCCGCGATGATGGCGTCCATGGCGGTGTCCTTCTCGCCCGCCGACAGGTCGCGGTAGGTGAGCACCGCCCCGACCAGCAGGTCCCCCGACAGGGGGCCGGGGTGGGACGTCCGTTCCAGGGCAAGGTAGACCCGGAACCAGCCGTGCCAGCCCAGGTCGTAGACCAGGTGCTTCTTGGCCCGCAGGAGGTCCTGGACCTCCCGGACGTGCTCGAACAGCACGTCCAGGCCCTCCAGGAGAGTGTGCGGGTAGAGCACCGTTTCCACCGGATTCCGTCCTCCCGAGGGCTTGAATCCAGCCTGACGTGCGGTACTATCTTGGTAGGACAAGTCAGGTCAGGACGGACAAAGGAGAACGCGATGGCAGTCAAGATGAGCCCCGAGGAGCCGGCCCGGTACGCCGGGGCGGTGCTGGCGGACCGCGAGTGGAACGGGCGGGACGACAGCGACTTCTACGCCGTCGTCTGGGACGAGGCGGAGCAGAAGGTCAAGCGGGTCGACTACGCGACCACGCGCTTCGCGTCCCGCGGCACCGCGGTGGTGGACGCCACCCCCGAGGTGGTACGCAAGGCGCGGCGCTGGTGGCGGCGGGTCGTCCTGGAGCGGGCGCTCCGGGATGCCCAGGAAGAGCACGCCAAGCCCGGGCGCGGCAAGCGGGTCAAGGTCCTGCGGGCGCGGCGGGTGAAGCCGGGCACCGAGGGGGTCGTGAAGTGGGAGGAGGCGAACCCCTTCAGGACCTACTACCGGAACGGCTACAACCACCCGGAGTCCCCGAGCAACCGCCGGGTACGGGTCGTGACCGCCGCCGGGCAGTCCCTGTGGTTCAACGCGGAGCAGGTCGAGGTGGTCGACCCCTTCCAGGTCAACCCCTTCAGCCTGCGGCGGTACGTGCGGAACAACGAGGACGGCTACCAGTACGCCTTCGCGGCCGGCGCCGTCCTGGTGTGAAGTCCTTCGGACACGGGACAGAAGGGAGAACGCGAACCATGCCACCGACCACGAACCTGTCGTCCTGGGCCGCGGCGGCGGCGGCCATCCGGGCGGCGTACAAGGCCCTCGGCTGGACCGCCCGAGACGTGTCGGTCCGGACCCGGAGCTACGCCGGGGGCGGGTCCTCGATCCACGTCACGGTCAAGAGCCCGGACGTCGACCTGCGCAAGGCGTGGCAGATCGCCCAGGGCCAGGAGCGCGTGCGGTACGACGAGCACAGCGGCGAGATCCTGTCCGGCGGCAACCGCTTCGTCTTCGTCGAGCACGGCGCGGAGGCCCGGGCCGCCCTCGCGCAACGCCTGTTGCCGGCCCTCCAGAAGGCGGCCGAAGAGTTGAAGGACGAGCCGCCCGGGCGCTTCAAGCGCATCGAGGAGCGGTTGCTGTTCGGCAAGCCGCTGGAGCACTGGCTGGGCTGGGCGGTCGAGGTGGACAGCGCCCACGACCACCGGATGCTGCACGCCGTCCACCGGGACCTGGAGCACCTCGCCTACGCGGCGGAGCGCTACCTGCGATGGGGCGACGTGCGGTGAACGCGGCCCCCCATCGCCTGGAGTTGGTACGCCGGCCCCGACTGCCGGGGCCGCTACCACTACGGGGTGTTCTGGATGGCCGACTACCACCCGGGACACCCCGATGGGGAGCACGCCCGCCGGGAACGCGGCCAGCACTTCTTCGGCGTCCTGCGCCCCGAGCACCGCATCATCAAGGATCAGCGCGACCTACGAGGAGACCGGAAGCCATGAACCTGACCTTCCGGCCCGAAACGCAGACCAAGCAGTACGTCGCCGTCGTCCGCAGCCGTTGGGGCCGCTTCCGGGTGTTCACCACGGGCGACGAGCGCTACTACCTGTTCGACAGCCTCGACGCGCACGGCTGCTCGACGGGCCTCCAGTTTCCGGTCAAGAAGTCCGACCTGCGTCCGGACGTCCGCCGGGCGCTGCGCCACGGCTGCGGAGTCCGCCGATGAGGTGCGGCGTATGCCTCCATCCGCTGGTCAAGGTCGGCTTCCGGATCAAGGAGTACCGGCGCGTGGACGGCGGCGTCTACAAGAGGATCGCGTGGCCGCGGTACGCCTCCTGCCCGCGCCTCAACGACCCGCGGTTCCATCCCAAGCACAAGCCGATCGGCGCGACCCGCTAGTGCTCGAAGCGGCCGGCGCGGACGAACCCGTGCAGGCCGCACAACCCCACGACGAGGTAGGACGGTTCGAGCGTCAGGTCCTCGACCGTCGACCCGGACACCCGCCGCCAGACCGGGCTCTCGGGGTCGCTGCTGCCGGCGTCCGAGAACGGGATCATGCAGCGGTGCTGCCCGCACTTCGGGCAGTGGAACCACAGGTGCTGCACGCCCGGCGTCGTGCTGCGGTGGAGTTCGGCGTCCAGGGTCGAGAGCGCGACCGAGGCCATGTCAGGAGCCCGCCGGGGGCGCCGGGGCGGCGGCCGCCTGCATCATCTGCAGGGCCTTGAGTTCGGCCATGGCGGCGTCGGCCGCCGCGTTCGCGTTGGGGTCCGCCGTCGGGCCGACGGCCTCGGTCTTGGCCGCCGGGGCCGCGCTGCCCGCCAGCTTCTGCTGGAGGGCCTGGAGGGCCTTGTACTCGTCCGGGACCGCAGCCGGGGCGGGGGCGGCCGGAGCTTCGACCTTGGGTGCGGCGGGCGGCGCGGCGGCCTCCTTGCGGGCCGGCGGGTCCCGGACCTCGAAGTCCCCGGCGAACCCCTCCAGGGAGACGCGGTACAGCACCCCCGAGGGGGTCCGGGTCGGGGACAGCGTGACGCTGCCGCCCTTGGCCTCCGCCACCCACCAGGAGCGGCGGGGCAGTTCGGTCTTCGCCCCGGTGTCCAGGCGCTCGGCCTGGACCCGCCGCTTCGAGCGCAGGACCTGGCCGGGACGGACCTCGCCCTCGGTCCGCAGGCGCTCCTCGACCGCCGCCAGCAGCCGGTAGGTCTGGTATGGGGACAGCCCGTAGGCCGCGCAGCGCGGCCGGGCGGCCGGGGAGCCGCTGGCGGTCGCCCACTCCAGGTACGCCTTCAGGAACCGCGTGGCGCGCTCGCCCAGGGCCTTGCGGAAGTCCGGGGCGGCCGAGGCAGCGGCCAGGTCCGGCAGCGTCCAGGACCGCTCCTGGAGCCGGCTGCGGCGGGCGTAGGCGCACAGGGCCTGGTGGATCGACTCGTAGCCCGGCACCGCCACCTGGACGGCGTCCTCCTCCCAGAGGGCCCAGACGGCCTTGCGCAGGGCCGGGGCGTTCAGCCGCTCCAGCTTCTGCCGCTCGGCCGGCTTCAAGCCCCGGTGCTCGGCCAGGGCGACGACCAGGGACATCGTCGGGGCGTCCAGGGTGATGCCCTCGACCTGGAGGCAGGTCTGCTGCGCGGCGACGGCCTCCCGGACCGCCTGGATCGGCCCCTTGGGGGCGGCCTTGGCCTCGGCGGGGGCGGCGGCCGGAGCGGCCTTCTGGACGGCGTCCAGCTCGTTCCGCAGCATGGTCCGATCGACGTCGCTCAGCGCCTGGATCTGCTCGACGGTGGCGACCCGGTACTTGTCCATGATGAGCTTGGCCACCATGGCGTCCTTGGCGGTGGCGGCCTCGAAGGAGGACCACACGGTCGCCGCGTCGGGCGGAGTGCCACCCTCCGGCGGGGCCGGGGTGGCCGGCACGGCCGGCGGCGCTTCGGGCGGCGGCACGCCGTCCTGCTCCTGGACGTAGGGCCCCTCGGACTCCAGGATGCCCCCGCCCCAGGTAGAGGCCCAGGCTTCGAGCTGGAAGGCCCGCCGGGTCGGGATCAGGTAGCCCCGGCAGCCCGCCTTGTCGCGGAACACGGGGGCGAGGCCCAGGCCCTCGCCGAAGCGGCGCACGGTCTCGGCCGGCGTCGCGGCGCGGAAGCCGAGGAACACGTGGCCGTCGGGCAGGGACTCCAGGCGCGGCGGCGCCTGCGGCGCGGTCGCGTCCGCCGTGCGGGACCCGACGACGATGGTCTCCAGGCCCTGGACCGCTCCGTAGAAGCGCTCCTGGATCGCCCGGCAGGCGCCCGGTAGGTAGTCCCAGCGGACCACGGCCTCGTAGCGCTGCGCCCCGGCCGCGGTGATCTTGGCGCTGCGCGGCCGGCGGTCCGGCGGCAGGACGTCGTACCAGCCGTGCAGCTTGCGCGGCTCGGCGGCCGTCTCGAACAGCACCTTGACCAGGTGCGGCCGCTGGCCCTCGAACACCTGCCCGGTGCGGATCAGGGTGCGCTGCACCACGCGGGCCCGGGCCTGCTGGAGGCGCATGTCCTCCGCGGCGCCCGGCGCGTTGGGGTCGCGGTAGTCCTCGAACCGCACCAGGTCCCCGTTGGCCTCCTTGACGCGCAACGGGCGGTGTCCCGGCACGTCCAGGAACAGGTCGCCCGGCAGGAACTGGAGGGTCCCCGCCTCTTCGAGGTTCGGCTTGTTGGGCACGCCCTTCGTCTCCGTCGGAGCCGCCCCCGGTTCGGGAGCGGCGTGGGTCACAGGGACCTTCGCCAGGCGCTGGAACAGCTCCCGGCGGAACAGCGGGTTGAACTCGGAGAAGGTGTCCGCGAAGGCGTCCGCGACCTTCTTGCGCTGCGTCAGCGGCAGCACCTCTTCGAGGTCGGCGACCAGCGTCGCCAGGGCCAGGAAGTGCTTCTTGGTGAACTGTTCGACGACCAGCCCCCGCGCCTCCTCGGCCGACTCGTCCGGCACGTCGTCGGGCTTGCGGATCGCGTACTGCACGAACATGTTGGCGTTGAACCCGGGAGCGAACTGCGTCAGGACCTCGGCCGTGCGCGTGGCGACCATCCGCCGGACCGCGGGCGGAACCTCCAGGCCGGCGAGCGCCCGCGCCAGGGCCCGGAAGTGCACGCGCGACAGCGCCTCCGCCAAGCCCGGCTCCTCGGCCTCGCGCTTGGGCTGCACGACCCGGGCGGTCAGCCGGGCCCGGGCGGCCTCGTCCGGCACGACGCGCACGCCCTCCAGCTTCGTCCCGCCGCGCTGCGGGTCGAGGACGAGCGCCGTCGGCGTGCCGTCGGCCCGGCGGCCCCGGTAGTCCCGGGGCAGGCTCTGCCACTCGACGCGGGTCAACAGCCGCAGTCCGTCCTTGTCGTAGGCGCAGGGGCCCAAGGCTTCGCGCTTCAGCACAACGGTCTCCAGGGCAGTCCCCGCACGCGGGGGCTTGGACTTGAAGGCGGCCAGCTCCTGCTGCATCCAGGCCCGGCCGAGGGGGTTCTCCAGGCGCTGACGGAGGAGGTGCAACGCCGCCCGCGCCAACTGCGGCTGCAAGTCCGCGACGATCCGGTCCGGCGGCACGTCCTCGTTGTTCTGGATCTCGATGAACCGCGGGCGGAACTCCTGGCGGTAGACCCGGGACGCCTCCTGGACCTCGCGCCAGGACTGCTCCACGATCTCGGGGGCCACGGTCCGGGCGCGCTGCTGGTTGCGGCGCTGGGCGACCTCCAGGCTGGTCGTCACGACCACCATCGACGTGTCGTAGCCCAACTCCTCCAGCCGGCGCTTCTGGGTCAGGATCTTCGGCGGCGACTTGGCGGTGCCGTCGATGATGAGCCCGAGGCGGCCCAGCAGGTAGGCGTCCAGCTTCTTGCCGGTGATCTCCTTGGCCCGCGGGCGCAGCGCCTGGGCGGCCGGCGTCATGATGTCCTTGAGGTCGATGCCGGCGCGCCGCAGGGCCCGCTCGAACTCCTCGTCGGAGTTGACCAGCTTGAGGCCCGTGCCGCCGAACATCTGCTGGCCGATGAAGGACTTGCCCGCGCCCGTGGAGCCGGCGAGGAACACGGCCTTGAGCACGTGCGGGTCGAACACGCCCTCGACCAGCGGCACGGCGGCGAGCAGCGCCCGGACGGCCTCGTCCACCTTGGCGTCGTCGACCCCGCGCCCGCGCTCCGCCAGGAAGGCGCAGAGCGCCGCGCGCAGAGCCCCGGCGTCCCCCGCCCGCAGGGCGGTCCAGAGAGCATCCATCGAGACGGTCCTCCCGGGTGACTACTTCTTGACCGCCGGCTTGCTGTGCAGGCCCACGCCCAGGATGCGGCGCAGCGTCCCGTCGACGAACTTCTCGGCCGACTCGCGCGGCCGCGGGCCGCCGGAGCCGAGCGAGGTGCGCAAGCCCGTCTCGCGCTCGAAGGCCGCGGCGAGGTTCTCCGAGTCGACGTGCTCGGCCGCCGCCACGCGCGTCCGGCTGGTCCGGTAGCCGGTGCGGGCTCCCCCGCCACGGACGCGGAAGAACTCGACCGTGAACAGGTCACTCGGCTCCAGCGTGACGTGCACGAGGTTGATGCCCTTCGGGTTGCGGCCGATCTGGAAGCTCAGCGTCCGGCCGCCGTAGACGAAGTTCTTGGCGCCGGTCATGGCGATGAAGCGGTTGCCGCCGAGCTGGCGGAGGATCTCGTCGCCGTAGTCCTCCGTCAGGGCCTCGAACAGCGACTGCAGCGCCTCGGCCGTGAGGGCGACGTAGAACACCGGCCCGAGGCGGGGCTGGTACGGTTCGACGGAGACGTGCGGGTTGGCGCGGGCGAACTTGTCGATCTGCACCTGGACGCCAGCCCGGTTGACCAGCGTCAGCGGGTGGCCGTTCTTCGCCAGGACGATACGCCCGTCGTTCAGGCGGAACAGCTCGTAGTCGCCGTTGAGCGGCGTCTTCGGCGTGACGACGCCGGGCTGGATCGCCTCCTCGGGACCGCGACGATCCCGGAAGATCGTGTTCAACCGCCGCTTGAGTCGCTCAACAGCTTGCTCGTGGGGCGCGCTAGAGCCCAGTTCCCCGCCGCCCGTCCAATCCACCTTGGACAGCTCTTGTTGGACGACGGGCAGGACCGATTCCGGGGGCATGCTCGGCGGGAGCGTCGGCGTCTCGACGAGCGGTAGGCCGCTGCCCTCGTGGCGAATCGTGAGGTCCCAGCTCCCGCGGCGGGGGTCGGAGTGGAAGTAGGCCGCCGGCTTGGCCGCGATGGTCAGACCCGGCACGAGCGTCTTGAACGTGCCGAACCGTCGCCCGGCTTCGTCCTTGTCGTCGTCGTCCTCGGTGTCGATGCCGTGGGAGTCGGTGCCCAAGGCGTCCCGCGAGTAGTCCTTGGGCTTCTCGTCGGACTTGCCCCGCTTGAAGTCCTGGGTGGCGTTCTCGACGGGGGCCAGGGCCGGCAGGACGCGGGCTTCACCACCCTCGGCGACGCCGGCCTTGAGCACGTACTGCTGGACGCTGCGCCCCGCGCTGACTGCGAGCTTCGAGCCGTGGGTGATCTCGGCGGACTGGAGCGGCCGCGACTCCTCGTGCACCCGGCCATCCTCGACCTTCCAGACCCGGTACTCGTACGCGCCGTCGGCGCTGGCCCGCCGCCACAGGTCGCCGTGGTACGTCGAGCCCTTGGTCAGGGAGCCGCCGCCCGAGTAGACCTCGCCGAGGTAGGTCCAGCCTTCGACCTTCTTCTGGCGCGCCGAGTAGTTCACGCGGCGCCAGCCGAGGTCCTCCTGGAGCGCTTCCTCCTTGGCGGTGAGCCGAATCCAGTCCTCCGGCGGCACGTCCTCCGGGTCGACCTCCCGCTTATGGCGGTCGCAGCGGTAGGCCCAGCCGGCGTGCTCCGCCGCGCGCCACTGCGCCGGCCGGCCACACACGTCGCAGCGGTGCTCCCGTTCGGTGATCTTGAAGTTCGCGTCGAGGAGGACGATCTCGCCGGGCTTGAGGCCCTTGGCGTCGTCGGGCAGTTCCCGGTCCGGCACGTAGTCCCAGGCGGTCGGGTGCCACTCGTAGTTGTCGTGCGGACTGCGGAAACGCCCTCGGGCGCGGTACACGAGGCCGTCCGTCCGCCGCGCGAGGTAGGTCCACTCCGCCGCTTCGGCCTTCACGTCGAGGGCCGGCAGAGCCGGCGGCGCCACTACCACGGCGTCCTCCGCGACCCACGGCAGGTACACCCAGGCGGCCTCCCGCTCGGACAGCAGGTGGAACGCCCCGCAGCCCCGGCACAGGAGCGTCCCGCCGCAGGCGTCCTCCAGGACGACGTCGTGGCTCTGGCAGCGCTCGCAGACCGTATCGTCCCCGAGGGCGAGCGTCTCGTGCGGCTCCCGGCGCTGCGCGGCGACGCGCACCGCGTACAGGCCCGCGGAGGGGTCCTCGTCCGGCCGCTTGACGATCTGCGCGTCGCCGAAGCGGGACAGGAGCGTCAGGATCTCCTTCAGCCGCGGGGCGACGTTCTCGTCCAGGTAGACGTACAGGTTGCCCTCGGCGTCCTGCTCGACCTCCAGGAGTTCGTGGACGATGCCGGCCTCGACCAGCGCCAGCAGCAGCCGGTCGGACGCCGGGGCGTCCTCGGTCAAATCCCGGCCGTTCAGCAGGGCGAACAGGTTCTCGACGTCGTGGCCGGAGGCGTACAACTCGACGGCCGCCTCGGCCCGGTCGTCGCTCTCGCTGCGGCGCAGGGCGGCGATCTTGCGGAAGCGCTCCAGGAGGGAGGCGCGCCGGGGCTCCTCCGAGGCCATCATGCGCTTGCGGAACTGCGCCATGACCCGGACCAGCCGCTGGTACTTGGGGGTCCGCCGGAACTTGGCGAACAGACGCCGGCGCTGCAGGCGGCCCGGGCCGGAGCGGGCGATCTGCTTCATCTTCCGCGCCTTGCGGAAGTCCTTGGCGCCCAGCCAACGCTTGCCCAGCTTGAAGCCGCCGGTCCGCGACCGGACGACCAGCCGGCGCTCGTCGAGGGCTTCGGGGATCGTCGGGAGGAGTTCCGTCACGACAGGAGTCCCGGCAGCGCCCGCGCCAGGCGGGCGTCGTGGATGGACACTTCGGGATACGGCGAGGGCGGCGGCTTGGGGCGGAAGGCGTAGGCCCGCAGCCCCTCCTTCTTGAGTCGGTGGGCCTGGGCCCGCGCGGCGTTGCGGGAGAGGCTGGCAGCCCGCGGCGCGGACTCCCCGAGGACCCGGACCGACCAGGAGCCGGGTTCCTGGGGCTTCTCCATCCCCGCGGCTTCGGCGTAGCCCTTCGCCGCTCGGATGGACGCCGCGTACTCCTTGGCCGCATCGTGGAACTTCTGGTTGTCTGGGTAGAGGCGCTTCACGAGTCGATTCCAGGGAGCGACACCGCGGTCCGCCCCACGGGAGGTCGGCGTGCCCTTCGTCCGCAGGCGGTAGTTCTTGCCGGCCCGGTCCAGGTACGCTTCCCCGCCCAGCCAGTCGCGGAACGCCTGCTTGAGCAGTTCGTCTTCGTCCACCGACTCGGCAGGGCCGCGCATGGCGTCCTGCGCGTGCTTCTTGTCGAGCACCGCGCCCAGGTCGTGCTCCTTGTACCCGGTCTGGCGGGCGGCCTGGGCGACGGCCTCCCGGCCGGACGCCGCCTTGATCGGGAGCGGGCCCTTCTGGAACTCGTACGGCCGGTAGTCGCCCCGGCCGGCCCAGTAGACCCACCAGGTCAGGAAGGAGGCCACGGTCAGTTCTCCTCGTAGCGCTGGTCGGGCGGCGGCTGGCAGCGTTCGCCCGGGGCGAGCTGGCCGACGAGCAGGCAGGGCCGGTCCGGGTCGACCCGGACGCGGTCGCCGTCCTTGTGGACCGGCACCAGGATCGCCCCGACGTGCAGGTGGACCGGCGGAGCGGCAGTCTTTTCCCTCAAGGCGGAGCCTCCTCCGGGCCGACAACGGAGGCATGAACTGCCCCGTCTGCCAGCGACCGTTCCGGGAGTTGGACCACGCGGGCCGGCGCTTGTGGACCTGCGACGGCCCCCACCCGCTCGCCGTCCTGGACCGCTGCTACGCGCTCAGGTTCGGGCCGAAACCTCGGCCACCAGGAGGCGGGACGGCTTGTCGTTCGCCGGCACCTTCCGGTCCCGGACCTGCGCCAGGGCCACGTCCCGCGCCCGCGAGTAGGTCGCAGCCCGCACGGTGACCGTCCACTCCCGGGCTACTTCGTAGACGTTGACCATGAAGGTCTCCTCGGTCAACTCCTGCTCCAGCGTCGCCGCGGTTCCCACGGGGTCCTCCCTCAGATCGTGTCGAGCACCTGCCGCAGGTAGGCGAGCGCCTGCTGCGCGTCCGGAGGCAGGTTGTCCAGGGCGAGCGGCGTCCCGTCCTGCAGGGGCGGGGCGGTCGCCAGGTCGTACAGCGCTTCCTGCGTGATCGCGCCGTCGGTCTCCCAGCGGCGCAGCTTGTAGCGGGCTTCGCGCGCCATCCGCTGCCGGCTCTGGTACGGGCCGAAGCCGTTGGGCTGGAACTTCTCGGCGACGACGTGCGGGCGAGCGGTCGGGGGGACGTTCGCGCCCAGCTTGGCGGCGAAGCTGACCGAGTCCGCCGGCCGGGTGGTGGTCGTGTCCCCGGACAGGTCGAGGAGCGTGGCGAACAGGTCGGGCGCGGACAGGAGCGAGGAGTCGATCGCCGGAACGTAGCTGCTGTGCCAGGCGATCAGCGTCTGCCGCACGCCGCCCTCGCCCGTCGTCCCCTTCCCCTCGCCCGGCGGCACGAGGTTGACGGCGGCGGGCGAGCCGTTGTCCGCCAGCACCAGGACGAGCGTCCGGTGGCGCACGTCGTTGCGCAGCGCCTGGAACACCCGCAGGCACTCGTGGTCGAGCGCCTCGGCGGCCGCCAGGAACTTCCCCAGATCGTCGCCCGTGCCCGTGACGGAGGTCCCATCCGGCGGGACGTGGAACGGCTCGTGGGCGGCGTTCGGCGCCAGCCACAGGCACCAGGGCTCGGGCATCGCCGCCAGGTCCTCGACCGCCCAGGCGGCGGTCTGGGTCGTGGCGTAGGTCGTCTGCGGGACGATGGTGCCGTCGACGACGGCGTTCCAGTTGTAGTAGTCGCCGCCGAGGTTCCGCAGCGTGCCGCGCCAGCGCTGGGCCCCACGGACGATGGGGTCCGTCAGCAGCGTCGGCGAGGAGTCCGGCTGGAGGTGCCACTTGCCGACGACGCGCACCGCGTAGCCGGCGGCGACCAGCGGCGCGAACACGGCGGGGAGCGTCGACGGCAGGATGTAGGCGTCCCCCGGGTTCACGACCTCGCCGATGCCGGTCCGGGTCGGCAGGAGGCCGTGGAGCAGCGTCGCCCGCGTGGTCGAGCAGGCCGGCTGGACGTAGCAGTACGGGAAGCGGATGCCGTTGTCGGCCAGCAGGTCGAAGAACGCGAGCTTGGCCGTCTGCCCGATGGTCGGCAGGGCGTAGGACGCCCGGTCGGCGCCCACGTCGTCGGGGATCACGATCAGCAGGTTGGGCCGCGTGAGGCTCACGGCGCCGCTCCTTGCGGTTGCGGGAGGTCCCGCCCCCAGTAGTCGATGCCGAACTGCTCCTCCAGGCCGTGCGGCAGGCCCGGGTAGATGACCCGCGGATTGGCGCCGCGCTGCCAGCA